AAATTAGTGAATTAGACTTTGATGTTGCTTTATTAGGTTGTGGTGGTTATGGAATGCCTTTAATGTCTCACATAAAAAATACGTTAAATAAATCCGCTATATATGTAGGGGGTGGTTTACAAATATTATTTGGGGTTAAAGGACGGAGATGGGATGCTCACCCAGAAATAAGTAGTTTTTACAATGAACATTGGGTTAGGCCTAATGATAATGAAAAACCAAAAGGGATGTCTCTTATGAATAACGAGCCTTCCACTTATTGGTAAATAATTTAATAGTTTTTATGATACCAGTAATTTTAATACATAAAGGATACCAAGACTATCTTGGTTGTGCGATTAATCAAGCACTTAAAAATAATCCGGTACATCTAATAGGTGATACTATCCCACCTATAACACACGAAAACTTTAAGTTTGAAAACTTAAATGAGTATTGTTTAGAATGCGATGAATTTAGGTCTATTTACGAACATTTAAATACCACTCCTGTTGAGTATGAGATTTTTTGTTATCAAAGATGGTTTATATTAAAAAATTACATGGAAAAACAAAATTTAGATAAAATATTTTATATTGACTCTGACGTTTTGCTTTTTGTAAATATAACAGAAGAGTGGAAACATTTTGACCAATATATTTTAACTTTAGCACATAGAAGTGCTGGGACAAATTCATTTATCACACTAGAAGGGGTTACTAGTTTTTGTAATTTTTTAATGGACACTTATAAAAATAAAAACTCTTATAATTACAAAAAAATTGCTTCACACTATAATATAAGAAGGGAATTTGGTTTACCTGGTGGTGTGTGTGATATGACATTTCTAGAATTTTTCCATTATTGTGCTGATTGTGGTGGTGGACCTGGTAGGGTAGGTGAAATGATGCAAATAGTTAATGGTTCAACCTACGACCATAATATTAATACTCCTGACCAAGGATTTTCTTTTAAAAATGGGAAAAAAGATTTTATATTAAAAGAGGGTATTCCTTATATTTTTAATAATACTTTAAATAAAGAAATAAAATTTAACTCATTACACTTCCAAGGAGGAGCCAAAAATTTAATAAGAAGTGTGTATGATAGATGTTAACGAATCTTGGAAAAATGAAGTTGTTTTTAAAAAACAATTAGAGTTAAACTTAAAAGAATTATCTTCTAAATCTAGTTATCCTAGTCATTGGATTGATTTTATTAATTTAATAAATCTTTTTAATCCAAAATCTGTTTTGGATGTGGGTTGTGGTTGTGGTGCTATATATGAATTATGTAGAAAAGAACTACCTGACTTATCTTATTTTGGTATAGACTACGCTCCTGAAGCAATAAATGTAGCCAAAGAAAAATGGGGAGACTCTTACTTTGATGTGCTTGATTACAAACAATTAACTAATTCTTATCTATCTAATTTTGACCTTATACATATGGGAGCTTTACTTGATGTGTTGGATAATGGTGATGAGGCATTGGAGTATATTTTATCTTTATCACCTAAAAATATATTAGTAGGTAGGATGAAAATAACAAATGAAGAGAGTTATTACACAACTTATAAAGCTTATGATGAAATAACTACCTGTGCCTATTACCATAGTAAAAATAATTTCTTACATTTATGTGAAAAGTATGATTATGGTATACATAACATAAATGATAATTTTTATTTAGTAAAAAAATGAGTGACATAAAACAATTAAGTGAGTCTTTAGTACAACCTATATTAACTATAGGTAGAAAAGTTGCTATAGTGGGTTCCAGTGCAGTATTGTTAAAAAAAGAATACGGTGATATAATAGATAGTTATGATACTGTAATTAGATTTAATAGAGCTCCTGTTGTTGGTTACGAAAACTTTGTTGGTTCTAAAACTGATATAAGGGTGGTTAACGCTCACGTATTTACTAACACTTCTTGTGAGGGTGATGAAAGATTTAAAACAGCAAAACTAACACAACCTAAGAATTTTATTAAAGAATTAGAAAATACCACTATATTACACGTAGGTACTGCTGGGGCAGGTTCTGTTGACCCAGATGAAATGGGTTGGTCCGATAGGTCTACCCACATTCACCCAACATCAAAAGCTTTTATTATGAATTACAATGGAATTCCGATTAGTGACCTAGGTAAGGCTCCTACGGTAGGTATTAAAACAATTAAATTAATGATACTAAATAATTTAACCCCCCACTTATTTGGTTTTGGCTTAGACGAGTCTGGTGTATCTCACTACTGGGAGGATAGGGACCCAGTTAGTCAGTGTCATGCTTATAGTGATGAAAGAAATAAATTAAAACAGTGGGAAAAACAAGTACAAATTAAAATCTTTAGATAATGAAAATTTTTATAGATATAGACAATACTATAGCTTACGAAACTGAAGACTTAGACTATTCCAAAGCTAAACCTATAATGGCTAACATAGAGAGGGCTAATAAATTATATGACGAAGGAAATTATATTGTTTATTGGACGGCAAGAGGAGCTGAAAGTGGTATAGATTGGAGAGAAGTAACACAATTACAATTAAATTCGTGGGGTGTTAAACATCACGAATTAAGATTAGATAAACCGTCATTTGATGTTTTTATCGATGACAAAAATTTAAATAGTAGAGAATGGGAACAAGAAAAATGGATAGTGTAGTTATGCCACCGGTATTTCCAATACCACCGGCTTATGATAAAGATGGTAATTTAGATTTAAATGCTATAAGAAAATATATTAAATATCTAGAAAAAAATGGAGTAGAGGTTATTATGACTACAGCTGGTACTTCACAATTTAATTTATTAACACTAAATGATATAATTTTATTAAATAAAGTTTGTGCTGAATTTAATGGAAAATCAATATTAGGTATTCCAGCTTTATCAAAAGATGAAGCTTATGAATTTATAATAGAAATGAATAAATTAGAACTTAAAAATAGTTCTTTAATGTTGTTATACCCAGATAGATATTATGATGATGAATCTATAGTTGATTATTTTAATTTTTTAGCTGATGTATCAAATTATACCTGTTTTATTCATGGTATGTTTATGAGAAAAGGTACTGGTGGAACTTATAACTTCACGGCTGAATTAATAAATAAAATCTCACAACATAGTAATATAGTTGGTATGAAAGAAGAGACTAACGACTTTGGTTTGGCTTACAATACTTGTAAAGATATTAACAAGAATGATTTTATTGTTATTGTGGCTGGAGGAAGTATGAAAAGATTCTTATCTTTACATTCAACAGGTGTACAAACTTTTTTAACTGGGATAGGTAATATACTACCTGAGGTAGATATAGAGTTCCATAATAAGTTAACAAATGGTGATTTATATGAAGCATACAAAATTGTAAATGAGTTTGAGAATTTATTCTTTGATGTTTTTATGAAGTATGGTTGGCATTTAAGTTTAAGGGAAGGTCTTTATTGTGAAAATCACTATGAACCAAATACTAAGCATCCTTTTCCAAGAGCAACTAAAGAAGTTGTAAAAGATATAAAAAAGATAATAGAAGAAATGAAATTAAAATTAAGTAATAATGAGTAAAACATATATTTTAGGTCCTTGTTCGATAGAAACAGAAGGGTTGTACGATGAGATAGGGTCATCATTAGTTCCTGTTATGGAAGGTAAAGACTGGATTTATAAGGCCTCGTTTGATAAGGCTAATAGAAGTTCTATAGATGGTAAGAGAGGGCCTGGTATAGATGAATCTATTGCGATGTTTAAAAACTTTAAAAAGAAGTACCCTAATATTAGGTTAACTACCGACGTTCACGAGGTATGGCAAGTAGAACGTCTATCGGAAGTGATAGACATTATTCAAATACCAGCATTTTTGTGTAGGCAAACAGATTTAGTAGTTGAGTGTGCTAAATACTTTCCTGTGGTTAATATTAAAAAGGGTCAATGGATGAGTCCTCAAAATATGTCCAAAGGGGTGGATAAAATAAAAAACGTCAATCCTGATTGTGAAGCTTGGGTAACTGAAAGAGGCACACAATTTGGTTATGGCCAATTAATTGTAGACTTTGCTGCTGTTGATATACTAAACAAGGTGTACGATAAAGTAATCTTGGATTGTACTCATTCTACACAAAGACTTAAACCAAATGGAAGAACTGGGGGTAGTGGAGAAATGGCTGTTAAGTATTTTAAAGTGGCAGACACTTTTGGGTATGATGGAGTTTTTGCTGAATGTCATCCAAACCCACCTATGGCATATTCAGATGCTGATTGTCAAATACAGTTAGATGACATGATAAATTTATTAAAAGAAGAAAAATGAATATAAAATATGATTTTGATTTTGCGAACATACGTAAAACACTAGACATTGTTAACACTGTTAAAGAATATGGTATTTGTAGAGTACCTAATTATTTAAATGATGATACAGTGTCAAAATTAAAAAATGAGGCTTTAGAATTAGTTACAAATGAACCTAGTGATGATTATGAGTTTGGTAAGGCTACTAGGTTACAAAGATTATTTCATGACCAAAACGGTAGTCTAATTCCAAATCCAAATTTAAAACCAACAATAGGTGAGGTTTTTTCTAATGTAGAAATGTCTAAAATATCTGAATTATATATGGGTAACCACACACTAAATTCCGATATTTTTATAACTCATGACTATAAACATGATAATGGTTTAGCTAGAAATGGTTTTTTGCATTTTGATAGAATTTATACGTTTAAGTTTTTTATATACTTAACTGATGTAAATGAAAATTGTGGTCCTTTTTCTGTAGTACCTAAAAGTCATATTAAAGGTAAAGAATTAAGATTGCAAACTAGGGGTGAATATGAAGAACTTAAAAATAGAATTTTATTAGATTATCCTGACTTAGGCTATACCTCAGATGAGGTAGTACAAGTATTAGGTAATGCAGGTGATTTAATAATTTTTGACACTGATTTATTCCATTTAGGTGGTGTGGTAAAAGAAAATAATGAAAGATTAATAATTAGAGGACATACAAGATGAAAAATAAAATAAAAAAATTATGTATTATACCAGCTAGAGGTGGGTCAAAAAGACTTCTAGGAAAAAATGTAAAAGTACTGGGGGATAAACCATTAATATATCACACTATAGACACAGCATTAGGTTTATTTGATAAGGTTATTGTAACTTCAGATTCAGAAAATATTTTACAAGTGGTTAAAAATGGGTATAAAAACTATAGTTATGAAAATAATACTATATTAGAAATATCTAAAAGACCTAATGAATTAGCAACAGACACATCAAAGGTTATTGATACTGTTGTTTACTATCAACAACAAAATAAAGATTTTGAACAGGTTTGGTTATTTTTACCTACCTGCCCTTTAAGAAATAAAAAGGACGTTATAAACGCTCAGAATTTATTATCAAATGATGTCGATTCTGTAATATCAATAACAGATTATGATTTCCCACCTAGTTTAGGTTTATTAAAAGGAACTCAAGGTTACTTAGTAGCTTATGACCATTCAGACCCTTGGAGAAGTGGTAATTCTAGAAGTCAGGACCACCCTATTGTTAATAGACCTAATGGTGCTATATATGGTAGTTGGGTGAGTTCTTTTGAGGTGAATAAGAATTTCTATAAGGGTAAGGTTTTAGGTTCTTATATGGAAAGGGAACGTTCCATAGACATAGACACGGAATTAGATTTTCAGTTAGCTGAATTAATTTATAAAAATAATAAATAATGTTAAAGAAATTTTTAGATTTAGGTAGACAACCTATAGCAAATGGTTTCTTATACCAGGACCAGATAAAAGATGAGTACTTTTTTAATTTAGGTGTTGCTTTTGATGAAGAGACTAAATTAGTTACTCAAACAGAGTATGTGGACCCACCATTAATGTTTAATGATGAATATGTCTATAGAGGTTCAATGTCTCAAACAATGAGGGAACATTTTGCAGAATTTAGTGACATTTTAGTGGGTGGTGCTTTTGATAGTCCAATACCTAAGATGTTAGAGATTGGTAGTAATGATGGTGTGTTTCTTAAAAATTGGCCTACTGATTCTACTGTAGCTGTAGAGCCTTGTGGGAACTTTGCTAAAGAGACTACTGATATGGGATACAAAACATATAACAAATTTTGGGATGTTAAATTAGCTGAACAAATTATGATGGTTGACGGTAAAAGAGATATAATTTTTGCTGCTAACTGTATTTGTCATATCCCTGATTTGGATGAGGCCTTTAAAGCTGTAAATTTATTGTTAAATGATAATGGTGTCTTTATCTTTGAGGACCCTTCATTAGCTGAGGTTATAAATAATAATTCTTATGACCAAATATATGATGAACATCCTCATGTATTTTCTGTTATAGCTTTAGATAACTTACTTAATAAACAAGGTTTAGAGATAGTGAAAGTAGATAATTTGCCTGTTCACGGTGGTTCTAATAGAATATATGCTATGAAAAAAGGTGTAGCTTTAATTGACCAATCTGTAGAAGAAAATAAATCTTATGAAAGAGTTTTGGGGTTAGACGATTTTCAGACTTTTTTAAGATTTGCTAAAAGAGTTGAACAATCTAAAGAAGATTTGGTTAAATTATTAACTAAATGTAAAGAGCAAGGTAAAAAAGTAATATCTTATGGTGCTAGTTCTAAGTCTACAACAATTTTTAATTATTGTGGTATAGGACCAGAACTATTAAGTTATATAACTGATACCACCCCAGAAAAACAGGGTAAATTATCACCTGGTGTTCACATACCAGTTATATCCCCAGAACAGGGATTTAATGAAACAGTAAATTTTGCTTACCTAGGTGCGTGGAATTTTATAAAAGAAATAAAAAATAAAGAAAAAGAATTTGTATTAAATGGTGGTAAGTTTATAACTCACGTACCAACAATACAAGTAGTTTAATAAATAAAATTTAAATATGGATTATTCATTTAAAAATATACAATATCATGAAGATGATAGAGCTCAAAGATACTTAAATGTTTTTGAGGAGTTAGGTCCTGGACAACTTAATGTTTCTTATGTTAACTCTACAGAACATATAGTAGCTTGGCATAAACACAATATACAAACGGATTACTGGGTATGTGTTAAAGGTTCATTCAAGGTTGGTTTGGCCACTGAAGATGAGGGCACTGAATTTGTCTACCTATCTGATAGAAACCCACAAGTATTAAAGATACCACCTGGCATATATCATGGTTATAAAGCTATAGAACCTGGTTCAATATTAATGTACTACTTAACTGAAAAATATAACCCAAAAGATGAGTTTAGAGCTAAGGTTGGTGATTTTGGGGATATTTGGGAGGCTGAAAATAAATAACTTATGAAGACAGTCGCTGACGATGTAATTTCTATAAACCTTAGGTCCTTTAATGAGGACAAAGGTAGTTTAATACCAATAGAATCTGGTATTGATTGTTTAATTGATATAGAAAGAATTTTTTATGTGTACAAGGTACCTAAAGGTGAAATTAGAGGTAAGCACGCTCATATAGAAACAGTACAAGTTTTAATTTGTTTAAAAGGTGTATGTGAAGTAACTTGTGATGATGGAAAAGATAGGAGAACTTTCACACTTGATGACCCATCAAAAGCCTTGTACTTACCGAAAGGAATATGGGGAGAACAAAAATACGTTACTGACGACACTCTTTTAATGGTGATGTGTAATACAAAATATGACTATGAAGATTATATTTTTAACTATGATAAATTTTTAAAATTTAGGGACGTTGAGTAAGAGTGTGTTAATAACTGGTGGTCTAGGCCATATAGGTTCTAAACTTATAAAAGAGTTACCTTTAGAATACGACCTTATTGTGGTAGATAATTTACTAACCCAGAGATTTTGTTCTTTGTTTGACATCGGTAGACCTATTAAATTTATGGATAAGTGTATAAGTGATTTGACCTTTGATGACTTAGATTCGGTGGACATTGTTATTCACTTAGCTGCTATAACTGATGCTGCTAATAGTTTTAATAACGTTAAACAAACGGAAAACATTAATTTCACTCTAACAAGCACTTTTATTGATTTGTGTGATGAAGCTAAATGTAAATTTATTTTCCCATCATCTACAAGTGTTTATGGTGCAGCTGTAGATGTTGTTCATGAAGATAATGATGATTTTCTTAACCCTCAAAGTCCTTATGCTACAACGAAAATAGGCATAGAAAAAAAATTAAAAAAATATAAAAATAATTACCTAATATTAAGATTTGGTACTATATTTGGGCTAAGTGTTGGTATGCGATTTCACACAGCAATAAATAGATTCTGTTACGATGCCTCTTTGGGTAAACCGTTAAAAGTGTGGAAAGAAAATTATAATCAATATAGACCTTATTTAGGGTTAAATGATGCGATAAATAGTATTTTATTTTTTATTGAGGATGACCATTGGAACGCAACATACAATATTTTAAGTGGGAATTATATGTTATCTGACATTGTCGATAATATAAGTTCTTTAGTGGACATTGACATTTCTATGGTCACTACACCACTTTTAAATCAATTTTCTTATGAGGTAAGTGATGATAAAATAAGGTCTTTAGGTTGGAAACCTAAGGATGACTTGGTGTTTGAAATAACTAATACATTAAAACAATTTAAAGATTTATATAATGAATAGAAGAATATTGATATCTGGTGGGGAAGGTAATTTAAATAAACAATTACGTAATTATAATCAAACTGATATACTCCATATACCAACCCAATTAGAAATGGATATAACCAAAATAGATGAGGTTGAGCGAGTTATAAAAGAGTTTTCACCAACTCATATTATCCATACAGCTGCTATAACAAGACCTATGTCAATACATGAACAAAATCCAACTATAAGCATACAAACTAATATAGTGGGTACCGCTAATATAGCTTTAATGTGTTTAAAATATAAAATTAAGTTAATTTACACTTCTACTGATTATGTTTATAATGGTGTTAAAGGTGATTATAAAGAAACTGATGGTGTTAACCCATTTACTAGTTATGGGTGGTCTAAGTTGGGTGGTGAGTGTTCTGTTAAAATGTGTCCAAATCATTTAATACTTAGATTGGCTATGTGTGAAAGACCCTTTCCACACCCAAAAGCTTTAGTAGATATGGTTAAAAGTCCTATATATGTAGACCAAGTAGCTAATATAATATTAAAACTTATTGATGAAGTAGGTGTGATAAATATAGGGGGTAAAGCTCAATCAGTTTTTGATTTTGTTAAAAAAGATAACCCTAATATAGATAAAATAACATTGAGCGAAATCGGTGATGTCAGTATGGCCACAAATTGTTCAATGAATATAGATAAATTAAAAACTTTGATGACTAATGATTAAAATTAATTTAGGTTGTGGTAATAATCCTTTAAAAGATTATATAAATGTGGATATGGACACCATAGAAGATTTAAGAGAAAGGTATCCAGATAAAGAGTTTCCTGACACTACTATTATAAAAAACTGGGACATTTTTAATTTACCTGTTCCAGATAATTCTGTGGATGAAGTTAGAGCTGATTGTTTATTTGAACATTTGACGTTTAAAGAAGAGAAGAGGGCTTTTCATGAAGTTAAAAGAGTTTTAAAACCTGGGGGTACATTTAACTTATCTGTACCGGATTTAGAGCACATAATCAAATCTTGGTTAGAGGCTGAAGATGACTGGAAGGATTGGTATAGGGATGATGATGAAGCTATATCACAAAAACACTGGTTTGGAACTTATGAGTATTCCTATAAAAATAGGTGGGGTTATGCTATGGCTGTATTATACGGTAGTCAAAATGGTGATGGTCAACATCATAAAAATGGGTATACTATTGGTAAATTAAAGAATATCGCTAAGGTTATGTCTTTTGATGTTGTTTCTTATGAAATATATCCGTGGCATAATGATAATGGTGTGTCAAAAATAATAAGATTTATAAGTAAAAAACAATAGATATGAAAATACCAGATTATTCAGATGTGTGGGAAAATTTTATAAAAGATAATTATTTTCCAACAAGCCTAAGAAATCCAAGAACTTTAGATTTTAAAGAATTTAAAGATATGGTTTACAATAAACCGGAAAAAACAAAACAATTAATTTTAGATATGTTATCCGGTGATGTACTAGTTTTAAAAAATGCGTTAAGTAGAGAAGAAGCCATCAAAATAAAAAAAGAATTATATGATTATGGTAATGATACACCAGAACAAGATTTAAGAGAAGATAGTAAAATACCAAATTATCACATAAAAAATCAATTAAGGTATAAAATTAAAGATGGTTATAATGAATTAGCTCATTCATATTATTTTTATCGTTGGAATGAAGATACACTTAAATTATTTAGTCGTATTGATGAGGTGTGGGACACTGTTAAAATTTTTAATGGTTTAGACATTAACGAATATAAAAATAATCTTCCTGAAGATAAAATAATAGATAGGGTACAAGTACTTCATTATCCACTAAATAGTGGAGAAATAACATGTCATTGTGATAAAGCGAGATGGCAAAAAACAAATATAGGTTTTAATCTAACTGAGATTGGTGAGGATTATGATGTGGGTGGTGCGTATTTTTTAAACTCTGATGATGATGAAGTTCATATGGAACCTTATATAGAAATTGGAGATGCTCCTATATTTCTACCTAGCATATTTCATGGTGTTAGAACCCCTAAATCTGATAATCACGATATTGATTGGGGTGCATCAAGAGGTAGGTGGTTATTATTGGCTCAAACAGTACAATCACAATGTTTAGAGAATAGAGAAAAATCTGTGAGTTTAGAAAATTACAAAAAAGACCCTACAAAAATTTTAGAAAATTTTAAAAAAGATTATAAATAATATGGATTATAAAGATAGTTTAACCATATTAGTACCTTTATGGGGGAGATTTCCTGAAACACTTAGAATGCTTAAACATATGTCAGATGTTAAAATGCCTTTTAAAATTTTACTTGCTGATGGTGGTGGGAATGACCATAAAGAAAAATTTAATAAAAAAAATTACCCTGATTTAAATTTAGAATATATTTCTTTTGGTCGTGATAATAATATTCATGATTTTATGGTTAAAATGAATAAATCCTGCCAAAAAATAGATACACCATTAACTATTATGGTAGATAATGATGATTTATTGTCTGTAGATGGGTTAATAAAAGGAATTAAATTTTTAAATAATAACCACGACTACACCAGCTATAGAGGTGATGTACATTGTGTTTTCGGTGAAAAATCTATATACAAACAACCAACTAGAAGCGCTTCAACAGCTTTAGATAGATTTATATTTCCTAAAGATGGGATAAACTCAGGTTGGCATGATATTGTTAGGACCTATACCCTCAAAACTTTTTTTGAAATTATGGATAACACTAAAACTAATGACTTACAGTTAGTTTTTTCTATTAATAGGTATTGGCATACATTATATGGTAAATCCTACAAAGATAATACTAGTCCTTTTTATTATCACATAGCTGGTAATAGTTTAGTTTGGGATAAGGGTCTTTATTCACCAACCAGAAAATGGTTTGTTGATGGGGCTTTTGTAGACTCTATGGGTATTAATATTAGTATGGTTTACAATTTATTAAATAAGAAAAATGAATTGTCTGGTTTAGATGGTAGAGTTATCATAGCTAAAAGAATTTTGAGTCATTTGGCTGAATTAAATGGTATAGAATCAAAGGATTTTAATATTGTAGATAAAAAAATTGTCGAGTCCCTTGTGTCTTCGTATAATTATGATGAATTAGTTTTATCAACACTAGATAAACCAAATAAAAATACTACCTTTGTATTAAGTGGAACATTACCAGAAATTTCATTAGATTATGGTAGAGATAAAATAAAAATATTAGAACTATTAGGGTGATAAATTTATTTAATATAGAAAATTATAATATAGATACCTCAAAATTTAGTCACTATTTACATGGCTCAATAGTTAGTGAATTTGAGTCTAACTTTTGTGAGTATGTTGGGGCAAAATATGCGTGTTCTGTTAATAGTGCTACGAACGCAATATTTTTAGCTTTATTAAATAAAAATCAACACGTAATAGTTCCTAGTATGATACCCCCAGTAGTGTGTAATGCTATATTAACTTCTGGAAATAAGTTAGATTTTAATGATAATACTGATTGGGTCGGTGATTCTTACATTCTTCATGAATTTGATGATTACAAGATTATTGATTCTGCACAAAAAGTAGATTGTAATCAATTTAAAAACGAAGCAAATGACGAAGATTTAATGATATTTAGTTTTTACCCTACTAAACCTATAGGTAGTTCTGATGGGGGTATAATTGTATCAAATGATTATGATAAGATACGGTGGTTTAAAGAAGCTACTATGAATGGTATGACATATGCACATAATAACTGGGATAGGACTATCAAATTTCCAGGTTATAAAATGTACATGAATTCTATTCAATGTCATATAGCAAATGAAAATTTAAAATTATTGGATTTTAAAAAAATGAAACTTAGTTCTATTAGAAAAAAATATAATAAGGCTTTTGGTTATGATAATACTTCTGACCATTTATATAGGATTGAGGTGGATAATCGTGATGAGTTTATTGATAACATGAAATCTAGTGGTATTATTTGTGGTGTACACTATGACGCTTTACACGAGGTAAAAGCCTACCGTGAATCTACTAGTAGGCCGTATAATGTTACAGATAAAATATGTAAAAATACTTCAACTGTAGCTAAAAAAACAGTTAGTATACCTTTTCATGAAAAATTAGATTATGATGATAGTGTGAATTACATTATAGAAAAGGTAAATAGATATAGGAAATGAAAACAGCTTTAATTACGGGAATTAACGGGCAAGATGGCTCTTATTTAGCTGAATTACTACTAGATAAAGGGTATGAGGTTTGGGGTATACTAAAGCGTAATTCTGTTTCTGAAAATCAAACAGCTAGAATTCCTGACAACGTATTTAAAAGATTAAACTTGGTTTATGGTGACTTACTAGATATGTCATCTTTATTACAAGTCTTACAAAAATCTAATCCTGATGAGGTATATAATTTAGCTGCTCAGTCTCATGTTAGAATTAGTTTTGACCAACCGGTTTACACGTCACAAGTTACTGGGTTAGGAACTCTTAACCTATTAGAAGCTATTAGATTAACCAACCAAAACATAAAAGTTTATCAAGCAAGTAGTTCAGAGATGTTTGGAAATAATGTAGATAGTGATGGTTACCAGAGAGAAACCACATCTATGAATCCAGTGTCCCCGTATGGGTGTGCAAAAGTATTTTCCTACAACATATGTAGAAATTATAGAAATTCTTATGGTATGTTTATTTCTAATGGCATATTATTTAATCACGAATCTCCTAGAAGAGGTACTAATTTTGTTACCAATAAAGTGGCAAAAGAAGCTGTTAAAATAAAATTAGGTTTATCGAATGAATTAAAACTTGGTAATTTAAATGCTAGTAGGGATTGGGGTCATGCAAAAGACTATGTTGAGGCTATGTGGTTAATTTTACAACATAACAAATCTGATGATTTTGTATGTTCTACAGGTGTATCACATACAGTTAAGGATTTAGTAGAGTACGTATTTCAATCCTTGGAGTTGGACTGGAAAGATTATGTCGTTCAAGATAAAAAATATTTAAGACCTGAGGAACTTGAGCATCTTAAAGGTGACTGTTCAAAAATAAAAACTGAATTAGGTTGGTCACATAATTATAATTTTCAGTCTATGATGGATGAAATGATTGAGTATTGGTTAGAATATTATGAACAATAAACCTAAAACTTTAATTACTGGGGGTAGTGGTTTAGTTGGGTCCGCTATTGGTGGTGTGAAAATGAAAGTTAGTAGTAACTTTGATTTACGAAATTCGACTATTACTGATAAATTATTTAAAGATATTGAGCCTAAAAATGTTATTCATTGTGCGGCTAAAGTAGGTGGATTAGGAGGGAACATGAATATGAAAGGTGAATTTTTTTATGATAACATAATGATTAATACAAATGTTATAGAATCTTGTAGAAAATACAACATAGAAAAACTAGTGTGTTTTTTATCTACTTGTGTATTTCCCGACAATGTCGAATACCCATTAACTGAAAAAAAGATTCATTTGGGTGAACCCCACCATTCTAATTATCCGTATGCTTACGCTAAAAGAATGGCGGAAATACAAATTAGAGCTTATAGAGAACAATATGACTTAAATTACGTATGTGTTATTCCAACTAATATATATGGACCAAATGACAATTTTAATTTAGATAATGGGCATGTTATACCTTCACTTATCCATAAATGTTATTTAGCAAAACAAAGTAACAAACCATTTAACGTTTGGGGTAGTGGGAAACCTTTAAGAGAATTTATATATTCTAAAGATGTTGCTAAATTAACTGAGTGGGTATTAGATAATTATGATGAAAAAGAACCTATAATTTTATCTACCTCAGAAGAAGTTTCAATTAAGGAAGTGGTTAATATGATTGTAAAACATATGTCTTTCGAAGGGGATGTTATATGGGAAGATGATAAACCAGATGGTCAATTTAGAAAACCTAGTGACAATAGTAAATTATTATCTTATTTACCAGATTTTAAATTTACTAGTTTAGATGATGGTCTAAAAGAAACTATAGAGTGGTTTGTTGATAATTATGAAAGCTGTAGAAAATAAAGATTTTAAATATTAATAATGGGAAGAAGAAGTAAAAAATTAAGTAGGGAAGAACAAATGGAGGTAGAAGAATGGATTTACCAAAATAATACCGAAGAAAAAAGACTTTCGGACACTATGACTATTAGTGTTAAGTGTAAAACTGAAAATCAAAAAGCCCTAGTCAATGCTATAAAAGAAAAAGAAGTTGTTATTTGTTCTGGTCCGGCTGGTACAGGTAAAACTTATTTAGCGTGTGCGGAAGCACTAAAACTAATCAAACGTTATGCTAAATATAAAAAAATTGTAATTGTAAAATCTGTAACCACATTAAAGAATGAGGAAATTGGGTTTCTTAAAGGTGGTTTAAGAGAAAAAATGGAACCCTTTATGTTTTCATTTGTACATAATTTTGAGAAGTTGGTGGGACAAACTATCACCTCTAGACTTAGGGAATTAAAAACTATAGAAGAATTACCTATTGCTTATATGAGAGGTATTAATTTAGATAGGTCTATTATTATTATTGATGAAGCTCAAAATATATCACAAGAAAATATAAGGACTATTATGACAAGATTAGGTAAAGATTCAAAAATGATATTCTTAGGTGATGAGAGACAACAAGATTCTAAAGGTGGTAATGGTTTAACCTTTTTAATGGACCATTTTCAACATATCGAAGAAATTGGGTGTGTCCAATTTAATAAATCTGACGTTGTTAGAAATCCTTTAATAGCAAAAATAGAAAGGGTTTTTGATTCTTTACAAAAGAATAAATAATAGTTAGTTTTGAGTATGATAATTAGTGTTACTATAAATGATGTTTTAAGAGATATTTTATCTAGGTTTGAGGATGTTTACAACAAATATCACGAAGAAGGGGTAAAATCTAGTGTTTTAACACCGGATTTATTAGAGTACACACATTTTAAAACTTCTGATGAATTATATGAATTTATGTATGAAGAATCACCTATGGAAATATTTGGTCAGGCTAAGGAGGTAGCTAGTAATGTTATGACTCACTTGAAGTCCTTGTATAAGGAGATGCCTAAAAACTATAAATTAAGAATTGTGGGGGATGATTTAGGTAGAGCTAAGTCTTCTACTTTGTGGTTTTTAGCTAAATATGGGTGTTCTTGTGATGAGATATCTTTTTACAATACAGAAACAGTAGAAGAAATGTGGGTAAAAACAGATTTATTTATAACTGCTGATGTTGACTTAATAGAGTCTAAACCGGAAAATAAAGAATTAATAATCGTAGATAAAGTTTACAATAAAGATTTAGTTTGTAATCTACGTATAAAAACAATAAAAGAAATTGAGTCGTTTGAAAACATATATGGAGAACATAAGCAAATTGAGGCTTAGAGTTGGTGACGAAGTTTTATACTATGATGTGGATGAATTCATGTCTAATATAACTTACACACCAATAGAAAAGATGACCGGTGACACCTCAATAGAATATCAAAATACCGATATAATGTTGCCTAAGTTTGAATTTTTTAAGGTTATGATTGACACCACTTGTAATGTTATAGAGGATGTCGATGATAATCTGGGGGTATTGTCATTAAATAAGATGTCGGTATCCTATAAGTTGGCCTTAAACACTTTAATAAAATATAAAATAATTAAAAAAAACAATAAATAATGGAACAATTACAACAATTAGAAAATGCCTTGACCAAGCTAAAGAATAAAGAGTCAAAAATCTATTTTTTAACACAAGATACCAATGGTAATGCTGCAGCATCAGTCAATACGAATTATCAATATGTTAAACATCTTAATGAAGCTGGGTATAACGCTTACATATTACATGAAAAAAGTGACTATAAAGGTGTTAGTTCTTGGTTAGATGAAGAGTATGTGAATTTACCTCACGCAAATATAGAGGGTGGTGAATTAAAAGTAGGTCCACAAGATTTTGTGGTTATACCTGAAATCTTTGGTCATGTGTTAGAACAATTAATGAACATGCCTTGTACGAAAATAATTTTATCACAATGTTATGACTACACACTAGAAACTCTAAATCCTGGTTTTGGTTGGGCTAACTATAATGTAACTAAATGCATAACAACAAGTGAGACTCAGGCTGAATACCTTAAAAAGTTATTCCCTTCTGTTGAGTATAGTGTGATTACACCAACTATTCCAGAATATTTTAAAGACTCTGAAAAACCTAAACGACCTGTTATAGGTGTCCATACTAGGGACCAACGAGAAACAATGAAACTAATTAAAGGATTTTATTTAGCACACCCACAATTTAAATGGGTAACCTTTAAAGATTTAAGGGGATTATCTAGAAAAGATTTTGCTGTGGCTTTAAGTGAATGTTGTGTTAGTGTGTGGGTAGATAGAATTAGTAGTTATGGTACCTTCCCTCTTGAGTCTATGATGTGTAAAACCCCTGTTATTGGTGTACTCCCTATGATGAAACCAGAGTGGTTAACCAATGATAATGGTATTTGGGCTTTTGATGAGTCTAAGTTGATTGAGGTGTTAAGTACTTATATGAAAAACTGGTTGGAGGATTCTCTCCCTAATACCTTATATGAAAAAATGGAAGAAACAGTTAAATCATTACCTAAAAATTCTGAACGTGATGGGATTGTTAGTTACTTTGATAAATTACTTGCTGATAAAGCAGTTGAGTTGGAGACTTCCCTAAATAAAGTTAAACCTGTAGAGGCAAATATTTAATATTATGAAAAATGAAAATGTAAGTGTAATTTTACCAGTACATGACGTATCTGGTGATTTTGATATGTGGTTCAAAAAAGCCATAAGAAGTGTAGAACAATCTGTAGTTAAACCAACTACTTTACTTGTTGTTTGTGCGGATAATAAAGATGTTAAAAGTTATATGGAATCTTGGGAAAGGCCAACAGATTTAGATGTATCTATAATTTATAATACTGATAAGACTGATTATTGTGGTCAAGTAAATTATGGTGTAGAGAATTGTGAGACTGAATATTTTTCTATTTTAGAGTTTGACGACGAGTATTCTAATATTTGGTTTAAAAACTTTCAAGAATATGTTAATCATTATCCTGATGTTGATATTTTCCTTCCTTTGGTAGTTGATACTGACCAACAAGGGCAGTTTTTAGGGTTTACAAATGAAGCTTTATGGGCTATGGGATTCTCTGAAGAACAAGGATATCTTGATAATAATACGTTATTAAGATTCCAAAATTTTCAAGTTAGTGGGTTTATTATGAGAAAAGAAAAGTTCGATGAGATTGGTGGTATGAAACCTTCTATGAAATTAACGTTTAACTACGAATTTTTACTTAGAGCAACATATAATGACACCACTATAATGACCATCCCTAAAGTAGGTTATAAACATACTAATCAAAGGGACAACTCTTTATTTTGGGGGTATAAAAACTCACAGGATTCCCTTTTGAGTCCTGAGGAAGCTAAATTTTGGGTGGATACAGCTAAAAAAGAATATTTCTTTACCACCGATAGAGAGGTTTCTTTTAACTCATAAAGTATAATGGGACGAAAACCTTTAACTAAACAATATTTTGGACCACCTCAAGAGCAAGCTGTTAGAATATTTTTAACAGCTACTACTTGGGATGAAAAGAATATGGTTTATAATGAATTCCTTAGGGACCCACTTATTAAAATGATAGATAGTATTATACGTAGGTATAAACTCTATAGACCTAATATGGAATTTAGTGATATACACACCGATACACTATCCTTTTTGGTGACTAAAATGGAAAAATTTAAACCGGCTAAAGGAAAAAAAGCTTATTCTTATTTTGGTACTATTTGTAAAAATTATTTGATGGGTCAAATAATGAAAGATAATCGAGATAAAAATAGAAAAATATCATATGAAGATATATCCTATAGTTTAGAACAAAAAGAAGAATATTCATACACAATTTTTGACGGTGACCTTGAGATAGATACGGTTATGAAAGCTTTAATAAGGGAATTGAAGACTTTTACTACTGAAAATAGATTAAATGTTAATGAAGAAAAAATAGGTTATTGTTTAATTGATGTTTTTGAGAATTATGAGACCATTTTTATTGCCGGAAAAGGAAATAAGTTTAACAAGAACATAATACTTTACCAATTAAGAGAAATGAGCGGTTTAACTACTAAAGAGATTCGTTCCGCTCTAAAACCATTTAAAGCTTTATATAAAGAAATAGTTGAGAAGTTGGTGAACATATAAATAGATAATTAGATATTTATTATTATGCCAAGACCTAAAAGAAAACAAATAAATTTAACCAACGAAAGTGCTTTAAGTTTAATGCAAGAAATTTATAATGAATGTGTTGAGCAACGTAGTACCGCGATACGTATTCAAAATAAGATGATTGGGTTTATGAAAGAAGCTGGTGATATGGCTTTGATTGGACCCGTATTAAAAGAACAACAAAAGATTATAGATTCTGCTATAGACAAAAAATTACAATTATCTAAACTAATGGCAACTATTATGAGTAAGAATAATGAAGGTAAAAATATAAATTCTGTTCTTGATGGTGATGTTAGAGAAACTCTAACTGAATTACTTAGTGATATAAATAAAGACACTAAGAATGATGGCGATAATAGTTTAGAATATAAAATGTAATGCCAGATACTCAAGATACCCAAAAAGACATATTTGCAAAAGTAGAAGGTCTAATAGCTTTTTTGGATACTACGGACGAAAAAAAAGTTCGTGAAAATGCTCAAGAATGGCAAGACACACTTGAGGCTTTAAGAGATGCAACAAACAATCCACTAGCATTTTTACTAAACTTATTAAAGGTTCTTAAAGAAACAAAAAAGGGACAAGAAATAACTCAGGCGATAAAACTTAAATTTAGAGCTGCTAAGGAAAAAAATAGAAAAAGTAAAAAGGGGGACGCGGACTTCAAACCAACTAAAAAATCATTTAAAGAAAAACATTTAACTAACTCTTATGCTAATGTATGGTTAGCCACATTAAACAAACTAATTAGACAGTCTGTAATGAAGGTTATGCCTAGGGTTAAAGATATATTGTTAGAAGAAATAATAAAAGCTTTTAATTGTGACTTAACAACTTTAGTGCCTGTGGTTGGTGATGGTTTAAGTGGTCCGGTAGTTATCGAAATGGGTGAAGTAGACCTACTTAAACAATTATTTAACGACCCAAATACACAGGTAGGTCAATACATGTATGAACAAGATGGTCTTAACCCTGGAGCTTATCCTGTCGGTGTTAGTCCTTACCCTGTTAATCGTTTTTTAAGGGATATGATGTTTAATAATTCTGCTGGTATTGGTAATGGTATTCCTGCCGCCCCAAATAACATTAGAACAATATATGGTAAAAGTGGTAGAGCTTTGTTCGATATTGAAATGATTTCTGTTTTAGGTAATCCAACAATAATGAATATTTACCCTTATTATAAAACCGAGTCTGGTAATCCACAATTTGCTAGTGCTCCCGGATGTCCGGCGATACCTACAGCTCCTGCTGCTCCAGGACAAGGAGCTAAATTTACTTTTATAGATTTCTTAAAAGATTATTTTGGGAATATTAGATTAATAGAATTACAAAATTTAATAGGTAACTTATTAGAAATTTTAACTGGATTCATAAGTGTTCGAAATCAGACTTTTTCTGTCCAAGATTTAAAACAACTACAATGGTTTGTCAATTTCATGGAAAATGTATTAAAAGCTTGTGATGGGGATGACCTAATAGGTCCTGATAGTGAGTCTATAGCTCATCACGCAGAACTAACAGATGAAGACAATTATTTTAATTTTACTGTAGAAGAAGAACGTGCAATGATGTTGGAGGTAACTAGAAAGTTAAATAATGTATTAACTTTGGAGAGTTGTGGTTCTTTGGATATTCCTATAGATAATTCTATGGTGGATGAGGCGGTTGGTGAAATTCTTGCTACAGAGGTAACTGAGGAAAAATTACAGATTTTTGATTTATTACTGCAAAAACTGGCTAAGTCATCCGCTAAAAAAGCCGGGTATGATTTAGGTTTAGGAAATATTACTCTACCGGTAGAAATAGACTTTAAAGAAAATTTAATTAAAAAATTGCCACAAGTACTAATGTACAGTATTATGAACCCTAAGGGTATACTACCAATAGTTTTAACCGGTAAAATGTTAAACCAAAACGGTCAATTATGTACTTCCATAGAACTGTTTGCAAAAATATTTAGAAGAGTTATTATTCGTGTTATTAAAGAAATACTACAAGAAGTTACTAAAGAGATTATGAAAATGGTTAAACAATACTTATTACAAAAAATAAGAGAATTAATCAGGAGAAAATTAAGTGAACAAGCTAAGAAAAAAATTAGAATGATTCGTAATTTATTAGACTTATTATTACCTTTAATAGCTGCTTTAAATAATGCTAAAAATTGTCAAGAAATATATAACATCTTGTTAGGTTTATTAATGGCTAATATGCCTGATATACCATTTAAAGTACCACCATTCTTAGTTGCTGTAGCAGACATTAGACCTGGAACAACAGCTTTAGGTACTTTCGAAAGATTTCTAACCAAATGTCAACAAGATGGTGTCCCTATTGGTGATTTACCTGATGGTAGTTCTAATCAATTTATACCGATATTTTTTAGGGCTATGCAAGCTAAGGAAGAAGAGGACGGTCAAAATAAAAAAATTCTAGGTACTATACCTGGAGGACAAGTAATTACCCCTATGGGACCTGGACAAATAGTTCCATTTACAAAGGTGAGTGGTACTGTAGCTTAAAATAAAAAAATATGGAATTTTTTAAAACATATAAAGATAAACCGAATAAAGAGCTTTTTGAGATGATGTCTAATTTAAAAACTGAATTCGATAAGACTAAATCTTTGTTGATTGGTTTGACCCATCACTTAGATGATATAGAAAAAAAATTTAAACTTATAGAGTCTGAATTAAAAAAACGTAAAGTTACTTAATTATGAAATATTATTTTCAAAAATCTGATGACAGTATGTTCTCTAAAGGTCAAAATAGAGGAGCTTATGATGTAAGTCATAAATCTTTTGGTTTTATTGTTTGTGTAGATAATGCTGACCCTTTACGACTAGGTAGAATTAGGGGTGTATCCCCTTTTGGTGGTGGTACTACTGGTAGTAAAAAGAATGACCCGACTATAGAGGATGCTTCTAGAGATGAAAATGGAAATAAGGTATCTCCTTGGTCTAAAGATGACCCTTATTTATATAATTCTTTATTACCTTATAATGTTAACGTAGTTCCTATGAAAAAAGAACTTTTTACAGCGTTTTCACAACAATCCCCAAAAGATAGTTTAAATAAATTTTATATAGGTCCATTAATATCACACCCTTCTAATGTTAAAATGGATAGATGGACTAATGCGTTAAGTGTTACTGCAGCACAAAAACAAAATAGTTCATTAGGTGAACCTTATTTACAAGGAACTCCTAGTGCTTCAGGTGACACTACTTTACTACCACAAATTAGTAAAAAAGGTGTTTTTCCTAATCCAGAAGATGTGTCTATTATTGGTAGATATAATACTGATTTAGTTTTAGGTATGAGAGAATATTCATTACCTGACGATAATGAAGATTCTGAAGTCCAAAGCTGGTATCCTCAAATACTTATTCGTTCTGGTAAATTTAAACAGGTCACCGGTAGTCAAGTTCCTGACACAAATCCAAAATCAACATTTATACAATTAAATACATTTCCAACAACTCTGGAAAGGGTGGAAATTGAAAAACCTATACCTACTAGTAATGACGATTATCTGAGAACAATGATTGTATATCATCTGGATACACCAAATCTAGTTGATGGTACTGGTGCTGAACATAAGAACATAAGTGGGTGGGTTGCAGCATATAACATGATAAATAGTGTTAGTGGTACAAGTACAGGTTATAATACAGCATCTGTTAAATCATATATGGCTGGGACCTATGACTTATCTAATGATGTACCTGGCATTACATTACCCCCTGTAGTACCTAATACAGATAACTACTGGGTAAAGTATTCTTTTAATTCTATGAATAAGAAAAAAGTTGCTAAACAAATTACTAAATTTATATCATATATAGATGAAGGTGATTGGGATAAGTTAAGAAAAATGTTGGATGGTGCTACTATTCCACCTGAAAAGATAATGACCCCAATACCAAAAATATTCCCAATGTATTTTAGGCCTGATAGAACTACATTAGATATTATGGATAAAAATGACTCAACTATTCCCACACCATTTTTTCAACAAAAAAAAGATGTAGCTAATTTTATAAAATCTAAAATAGAATTAGATGGGGTTACTACTGAAGGTTATGGTTTGGCTATGACTGAAAATGCTGGTAAAAGAGATGTTGCGGTTGAGGATGTTATGACAAAGGTTAGTTCTATTAATACTATGGAAGGTCAACAAGGAATAGTTTCGGTTGGTTCTGAAAAAATATATTTATTATCTCATGAAATTAATTATCTGGGTACTCTTAACCTTAAGGATAATCACTATGGTATAACACAAAAAACCTATATAGACAATATAGACCCACATACCAACTCTCTTGTTAGGGGTGAAGAATTACTAAAGTTGTTAGAAAAGATGGCAGATTTTATGCAAAATCATTGTCATGCCTTACCTGGTCTAGCTCCTGTACCTCAAGCTCATGGTGGTACTAGGACTGAGGATATTGGTAGATTATTGGCTGATGCTCATAAAACCATCCTAAATAAAAATATTAGGATTAACTAGATATTTATATATAAAGATAATTTAATGTCAACACACAGGTCATATTTTAGTAAAAATAATACAATAATAGCTGACAGCAGCACCAACACAGGTAGAAATCCCGTAACACAACTATTTTATGGTAGAAATAGTACTAGATGTAAATTTACCGGTTTAACTGGTGATACTTGTAATGATAAAACTGGATTCACACCAACCGCCGCACACGGTTATAGTAGGTTTATTTTTGACCTGGATTTAACAGACTTAAGAGAAAAATATAACAACTGTTGTATGCCTTTAACATCTTGTACTTACACAGGTCTGTATGATGTTGCTGCAACTTTTAGTTTTGACTTTACGTCATCAGGTTCTCAATTTACGTTTATGACTATAGAAAACTCAGCTGGTTCAGCTGTTACGTATATAAACATGCTTACTAATACGTTTCCTGGTGATAATGGGTCAGTTATAACTGATGGTACTAATTTTTACACCCAATTTCTATATACTAGTGCTAGTACTGTAGAAACACAAGCACAAAATTTTTGTTTAGCTGTAAATGGTGTTAGTGGACATAATGGTACTATTTTATGTACTTCAAGTGGGGCTACTGTAACATTAACACAGGTTGGTCTTGGTTCTTCTGGAAATACACTGGTGGGGCCTGGTACTGTAATTGCTCCAACAGTTAATATTGGTGGGTTTGATACTATCAGTAATATTGTGTTTAGTGGTGGACCAGTATCTTTTAGTGGTGGAGGTCAATCTTATGATACTTGTGATGGACAAACTGGTTACACTATAACTTACAACCCAGATGTTAAACACACATTACGTATGACGAATACTTCTAGTTTTGATGACCGATTAATTAATCAAAAAGTTTTAATTAACGACACTAGAAGAGCCACTTCATTTACTCTTATGTTGTATAAAGTTCCTAGTTCCAAAGCGTCTTTATGGGATGAGGGTGTTGGGTATGATTATGAAGTTCCTAGTGTAGCTTTAGAACCTGAGTATAATAGGTCTCAATCTAATAGACCCAGTAACTGGATTAATTCTACAACATTAACTACGTGGCCTAATCAAGGAACATACAATAATTTAATTCCATCTTCATATACTGTTTTAGATACACAAAGTTTTGACGCTGGAAATGAAGATATAGCGTTTAATAGTGTAGCTTTAAATAATGAAATTGGTAGTCAATTAGTATCACCACAAACTGGTGTTACATATGGAATAGCTTTTCTACCACAGTTTGAATTATTAACTGGTTTAACAGAGGCTTATTCAGTTGGTTTCTTTTCTCGTCACACACAAACATTTTTTGAACCTTTCTTAGAAACTTCTTTTGATGATTATATAAATGATAGTAGAAATCATTTTGAACTTAATTGTGAAAATAGATTATTTTTATACGCTTATGATTGTAATGGTGAACCTATGTGTTTTGATATGGCTCCTGTGGTAAAGATTAGGGACTGTAACGATTTAGTTACTACCACAATAACCGCTACCACATTAACTTGTGGGGCTTACTACATCGATTATACCATACTACCACCTTTACCACAAACACCACCGGTACAATATACTGATGAATGGACTAATCTTTTTGTGGGTGGAATATCTCAACCAAATATAACCAACGAATTTATAATACATACTAATGGTTATAGTATTGGGACTACTGTTATGAAACCAAAAATATATGGTTATTCTGTTTCAGGAATTAAAGATGATGAAAAGATTAAAGCTGGTGATACAAGAAAAATATTTGTTTCTGCTAGGGTACCTTACACTGTAAGTCAAGAAGCTTTAGTAGACAACATACAATACAGGTTATACGTTAGACAAGGTAACACTCAAGTAGGGGTTATTCCTTGGACTAAAATAAATAAAACTTTTACTGATAATTATTTCTTATTGGATACCTCTTGGATGATACCTAACGAGTATTACCTGGATATAAAAGCAACTTCTAACCAACAAGTAGATACTTATAGTAAAGTAATAAAGTTTCAAATAACTAACCAATTATGAAAAAAATAAGAATTTCAGAAAGTGAATTAATTTCTCTTATAGAGAAAGCTGTTAATGAGAATTTAGGTGCTACACCATCATTAACTGCTCATGGAGGTGGTTTCTCAAACTTAGGTATGGGAAAACCAACTGATAAATATAAAGACCTATATGAGGATGATGATATAGAAGAAGAGATGGTGGAGGACCAGGACCCTGGAATTGAAAAATCAAGTGCCGTTGCTATAGACCAAGAAAAAGATGTTGAGGATGACTGGACCGGTGGTTCAGGTAGAAATCCAAGTATGAATATAGAAAGTATTGTTGAGAGGTTGAAACGAAAGTTAAACGAGGCTGATACCATTCCTGAAATTACTCCTGATGTAAAAATTCCAGAAGGTTTATTTACGAAAAAGGCTTCGGAGATAGTTGCTGGATTAAAAAAATTAAAAGATGGGGCAAAGGAAGCTTTAACAAGAATTACTTATTACATAAATAGAGCTGGTAAAAACTTATCTAACAAAACTGAAGTTTTAAAAGCTAAAGAAATATTAAAAAAAGAAAATAAATAAATAAAACCTAAAAAATTAAAAATTATGAAATGTGATTGTCAAGTATGTAAATGTGGTACAAAATGTGAATGTACCTGTTGTGACTGTTAGATAACAGTTAATAAAAAAAATAAAGATATAAAAAAACCACTCAAAAGAGTGGTTTTTGTTTTTTAGATATCTTCCTCATCATAATCATATTCATGAGTTACAACTGTTCTACTAGGTTCCGGTTCTTCTTCTACAATAACCTCATCTTTCGGTGAGAAATTCTCTGCAGCTGTAAAACCAAGTCCTGCCATTACAATCCATTGTAAAGACTCGAATAAATTATTGTCAATTGTGAAATCCCAAAAAAGATTTGCTGTGTAACCAATTAACATAAATAGAAGACATACGAAAGTAACAAATCTCTTACTAGAAACTTTACCTTCACTACTTAACATGTTTTTAAAGAAGTTCATAAGCTTTTTTTATTATAAATATCCCGACATAAAAAAAAGCCCTCATAAAGAGGGCTTCTTTTCATATATTAGATTATTAATTATCTAAGTTCTCTAACATCAAATGTTCTAACACCGTCAACAGTGATTCTTCCGTAGAATCTATTGTTCACCATTTTCTTAGCGTATCTAGTCATGATACCTTTGATTGGTGTAAAGTTGAATGGGTTATACATTGTAGGAGTTAACTGTAATGGTACATATGGTGCGTAAACGTACCCAGTATCCAATAAAGATGTTCCTTTATGTCCAATTAACACTTGGTTAGCTGGGAAGTAAGGGTCTCTATATACAGTAAATCTTCCTGATAATGTTCCAATTTTCTCAATACCCATATTGTATTGGTCTTGGTCAGCTGCTGCGTTTGATACGTGGAAGTACTCCAAGTCATCAAATATAGCAGAAACTTCAGAAGAACAAACAATCCAGTTAGCCCCACCTCTTAAAGTAGACTTGTGGATTTGAGCTGAAATTTGGTTAATCGCTGTGATTAAAGTTTGGTTCCAGTCTTTTTGAGTATATGGAGCTTGACCAGCTGAGAATCTCTTCCAACCGTTGTAGTCCCATCTTAAATCCCAAGCTGCACCTTTTCTAAGGTCTCTTAAGATTTCTCTATCAATCTCTGCTGCAACTTCTTCAGATAATAAAGCTGTTAATTCAGCTTCAGCATCGATGTTGTGGAATGCAGAAACGTCTTGTGCAAGTTCTGGTGACCATTGAGCTCTTAATTTTCTTTCACTTACAGAAACTGTAACACCTTGAAGGTCGAAAGAAACTTCTCCCATATCCTCTTCAAATTCTAGTGTAGCGTATTGTCTCCATTCTGCACGGAAATCATATTTTGTCTCTGCACCCGTACCACTCATACCAACGTAACCATCAACTGATGTACAAGATATACAAGCTGGACAAGATAAATCTACTTCAATGTAGATATCACCGTTAGCGTCACAAGTGTCAGCTCTATCAACAATACCAAAACCATATTTCTGTGTAACAACACGGAATAAGATTGGTGTTTGTGTTCCAAGCCCTACTGTTGAAGTTGCGATATTATTACCCGTAGTTGCAGTAACACTGTCACAACAAGCTAAAGGTACTGAAGTAGTCATTTGTAATGAAGATAAGAAAGTTTCTGAGTCTTGCTCATTTCCATCAGGACCAGTTAAAGTACCAACTCCAGTTTGTGAGAAACCAGATAACTTAACAATAACCCCTCTAGTACAAACTGATGTATCTCTTTGACCGTCAGTTAATGCTGGTGGTAAAGCTCCATTCCAAGTAACCTCAACAGTACCCGCCGTAACGTTAGTGTACTTACCTCTAGAATAGTCATACGTACCATCACTCATTAACTGTGGTGAATTAGAAGCGTAGTAGTCGTCATATAAGTTACCAGTTGCAGCTGATACTGGATTAGCGTTAGCTGGATTTCCTGGTGCTCCCATTGGTGCGTAGTGACTACCTGAACCAGCTCCATTGACAGCAGAACCAGCTACTAAACTTCTAGGTGTAATTTTAGGTACGAAGTAGAACAATTTACCAATTGGTAAGTTCATAGCTTGTACAGAAACGATATCGTTAGCTAATAATTTCGAGAATACTCTTCTAATGATTGGAAATACAACCGTTTCGAAGGACCCTGAATCACCAGCAGTCGTTGCTTCGTTTATTAAATTTGTTGCTTGGTTTTCATATAACTGTGCAACATTTTCTTTGATGTGTCCCTTAAGTCCGTCTAAGAACCCAAGACCATCCCATTTTTTCAAGGTATCTTCTTTGATAACTTTAAGGTGTTTTAACCCTATGTTACCAACCATACCTGATTCTAATAATGCTCCCATAATTTTTTTATTTTTTTTAAGCGTTTATTTATTATTATAATTTAGACATTAAGTCTTTCATTCTACTAAATTGAGGGTTTTCATATACTTTTGATTCCAAAAGTTTTCCACCACTCCCACTAGTAGATGATTTAGTAATTTTTCTTTCAACAGCTTCCGAAATAGTTTTAGATTTATCTTCAACGTCTTGCGAAAACTCTTCTTTGATTACCTTATACAACACTTTAGATTCCTTTAATGTTTTAACATTATCGAAACGTTTTAATATGTTGATTTTTTCCTGTTTAGTAGTTGAATGTTCAGTGAATAGTCTAGTAACGTAAGCAAGATTAGAATTAAATACACCCACTTCATTCAATTTATCTTTAAAAGTAACTAATGCAGTTTTATACTCTTCATTCTTTGTTTTTAAAGATTCTACTTCTTCTTTAAGAAGATTATAGGACTTTCTTATACGACTTTCTCCTAAATTAGCTTTTCTTGGTCTACGAGATTCTTTATTTTTCCCCCAGATTTTTTGTCCAGCCATTCTAGAAAATGAACTATTTGGACCGGCTTTCAGTCTACTAGTTTCATCCACTTCTTCTTTATTCTCAACATCTTCAGCATCATTTATATGCCCCCAATCCTTTTCATGGTCTTTTTTTCTATTACCCCATTTACCATAAGAGTCACCTTGAGTGTCATGCCCTTTACCTAGTCTCATTCCCATAGATTCATGTTCTCTATCGTAAATTCCTTGGTCTTCGTGCATTTCTTCTTCCATGTCGTCTTCATGCATTTCTTCGTGCATTTCTTCTTCCACTTCAGAATCATCTTTCTCCTCAATATTGGTACGGTCTAAATATGAATCGTAACTTTTTTGAGCTCTTTTAGATTCAGGAGCGTAAACTCCTTCAACATCACCTTCATACATTTCTTCATCAAGTTCGATTTCATAAACTACCTCGTCCATTTCTTTGTTATCAGTAGTTTCTTCTACTTCGTCATTTTTCATGGATTTCTCTTCTTTCATAGTTTTTGATTTTTTAGATTGCTCCAATTTAATTAGGTATTCAGTATCCGTATTGGTATCGGTTAATTCAATTTCCTCATCATCCTGTTGAATGATAATTCCATCTTCATCTCCCATAGCTTTGAATACTTTCAGTACTTCAGCATCTGATGCTAATGTTAAGTCTAGAGGTGGCAACTCTAGTGATACTTCGTCGTCTTCAGTATCGTCCTCCATGCCAAGTTCTAAATCGATATCCATTTCAGGTTCTTCTGAATCCACTTCATCAGCTTCATCTTCTAAATCTTCAACATCTAAATCGACAGCAACTTCTTCTTCGTCTTCTTGCTCTTCCAGGTAATCATTTTCACTTAATGACTCTTTTACTAACTCATGAATTTCTTCCTTCATAGTTGAAGAAAGTATTTCTTTTGCATTAGACTTCATAGTTTCTTCTAACTGTTCAGCCTCGAGCAACGCTTTTTCTAAGATTGTTTTACTCACGTTTTTTTATTTTAAAGTATTATTATGCGCATACATAATATATGCACGGTTTTATTAATAAATATAAGATTATTGTAAAAAATCCTTGTTATACGTTAATTAACGTAAATTACTTACTTAGAAAATTGTTTAATCGGTTCATTAGATTAACCGACTTATCTACATTTATGGATTTTGTTGATTTTTTTGTTTCTACTACCGGTAATTCTTCATCTACACTATCAGCGTTTTCACCTTCTTTAAATAGGTATGACCCTGGTGTTGATGGTGATGAAACTAAGTCAAAACATACTAATTCGAAGTCTTCTTGGACTTCGTTGTATTCACCGTTTTTTGCTAGTGACCCAACACCTCTAGAAGAAATTCCTAATGTAACACCTTGTCTTAATAAATTTGCGGCCATATCACCAACACAAGAAATCACACCTTCTTTAAGATACCCAGGTGATGTTAGTAATTTTAACTTACCTATTAATCTATTACCGTCCCACCAAGTTTCTGTTATTATATGTGAAGCTCTATCTAAATCAATTAAAGAAGATTCTGGATGATTTAATTCTGAAATAGCACCCCCCTTTTTAATAACTTCTTGATATCTATCATTTTCTCTTTTAAGAATATTTTCTGGATATACTCTTCCGTTTCTATTTGGTACACCATATTTTTGTAATATAGCGTTCATATATATTTCGCCATCAAAATTATCTTTTGTCATTTCTTTGATTATGTTTTTATTATCTTTTGGTGAAATGTACCCGTCACTTTCGACTAATATACCGTGACCAACCTCTCTAGCTTCTAAAATTTTCATATATATCTTTTTCTATAAATATTAAATTAGATAAAAAAAACTGCTTTTTTGGGTGTATTATGGTTTTTACTTTTTCTTTTGATGGAATTTAAATATTTTTGTGGTTGATAGTGGACCATTTATTATTTTTCTTGTGATGTCATTAATGGATTCTGAGAGTATTCTAGATTTAATATTGTATTTATTTCTATTATTTAAAAACATTGTTATTTCACACCTCATAAAACTACGTTTCCCTAGTTTCATACCACTAGCTCTAAGGTCTAAATCTACTATAGCAATACTTTTAAATTCTGTATTTTTAAGTTCTCTATGCACTAAATTATCAATATTAAATTTAAACTTTTTAATGGGTCTATCCCAGTTTTCTACCTCTTCTAAAGGTTCTACCCAAGTGCTTAAATTTAAATATAGTGATTTTAATGCACTAGAATCTACTGTACCATATGATGTTCTAAATACATCTGAAATTTTAGTTGTAACTTCTCTACCTTGTTTTGCCATAATATTAACTTCTTCTTAAGTTAATTATAACAATTGTTGAGTTTTAGTTCAAGTCCTCTAGTAGGCCCCTAACCCTAATATAACTGTGTTTGGAGCTTTTTAATGTGTTAATTTCATTCTTTACTTCCACTAGTTTAGCAGAAATATTCTCGTCGTTTGATTCGGATAGTAGTTTATTTAATGTTGTTAAAGCAACATTTTTTACATTATTAAATTCTTTTGTGACTGTGTCCTCAGTCATAAGTAAGGTATTTTGTAATATATCTTTCTCTGATTCAGTTAGTTTAGTGCCAAATTCTTTCTCGTAGTTTTTAGACATTACGTGGGATAATACTTTAGGGTTAATAGGTTTATCTATACTTTTTTTAGTTTTTTTATTAACCATAGATTCCACTAAAACTTTATTTGATTGTATTTTACTATCTATTGTTTTTATATTTGTATTAAAAACTATATTATCTATTTCTTCATATATCCTATTTGGTTCATTGGAACATGCGTCTTTCCTATCGTTTATAATTTTATCTAATATATTTTTAACTTTATTTAATTCTTTTTTATTTTTTTTAAGGTATTGTGTAGCCTCAGTTATATAAAGTTTGCTATCTTCTAGTGAGTCAAATTTTTTGCTTTCTATTTCATTGTATAGTGTAAAAAATTCTTTAAGTGTCTTAGAAAATTTCATGGCCCCCATTATTACAGATAGATTTTTTTTAAAATCTTTTTTATTTCCATAAGAATTTTCTAGAATAGTGTCTAAGTTTTGTTTGTATTTAGCGAATCCGTTCATAAGTATATTTTATATATAAATATAACTAATCTTTTAATAAGGAGTCTACTTTGTTGTTAATAGTGTCTATGTTCTTACTAGTTTTATTTACTGCTTCCCTTAGACCTTTTAAATTCATACCCTTTCTTTCCATCAATAATGGTAAATCAGATTCTCTGTTATAACTTTCTGCTGCCGGTTCTGGTTCCTCTGTTCCAGTATCTTCTGTTCCTGTATCACCACCTGTGTCACCACCCATATCCATACCAAAATCCATACCAGTATCGTCACCAGCATCATCACCACCTTCTCCTTCTCCTTCTTCCCCATCTTTTTTAGGTGTTCCGTATAAATTATCGATATTTGCAAAAATACCAGTTTTTTGTATAACTTCAGAAGTTTTTTCTAATTCACCAGCTAAAGCTTTTTCAAATCTTTGTTGTTGTAGGTCTAATTTAATTTCTTCATCACTCATACCTAAAATTTCTTTTTTAGCCCATGTTGTTGATACTGCTTGTAACCCATTTCCTGGGTCAGTAACAGCGTCTCTATATAAAGCAATCCTTTCTTTCCACTGTTCAATTTTTAGTAGGTCTGTTTGTGTTGATGGGTTTGATAAGGCTAATTTAAAGTTACTTAATTCGTCTTCAAAACCTAACACATATAAATGTATTATGGCTATTTTATTAAGTTCAGCAACTATCGCTTTTTGTATTCTATTTATTGTTCTTGCAAATCTAATGTCTAGTAAAGCTAAATTTTTACCTTCACCCACCACTTCTTCAAAACCTAAAAACGCTTTAGGTATTCTTAATGAAGCTAGTAACTTTTTTTGAATATATTCTATGTCTGCTATTTCACTTAAGTTTGTGGCTCCTGGTAAAGTATCTATAGGACTAGCCGCTGCTGGGTCCCTAACAGGAATAAAATAGTCTTGGTCTACAGCCATTTGATTCATTCTTAAATCTACATTACCATTACTAGGGTCTACTACGGCATCTCTTTTAAATTTATTTGCCACTTTTTGTATATAAGCTTCGACATCTTTATCATCCATATTACCAACAAAGACCTTGAATACTCTTCTTTCTGGTGCTCTAGACGTTCTATAAACTAACATAGCGTCTTCAGCTAATAATAATTGTTTCCAAATTCTTCTAGCTTTTTCTAACATAGAAGTTCCATATGGTAATCTTCGGTCATCACCTAAGATTCTAAAGTGAGCGATTTCCCAAGTATTGAATTCTAATTCTTTTTCTCTCCATTTAAACTCAACTTTAGCTTCTTTATCGTCTTGTTTTTCACCATGTAATGTAAAGTAATTAAACTGGTCACCACGTTCCATTTCTATGTTTGGTAATTGGTTACATCCCACTATACCTTTTTCTGGGTCTATTTTTAGATAAACAAAGTTATCACCGTATTTACAAGTATTTCTAATCCACATAGGTAGATTAGTATTTACATCTAAAATATTATTAAATAAATCTGCTAATATAGATTTTATTCTTGTGGATTCTGAATATATTGTCAATACATGACCTTTTTCGGATGGTGTTGTACATTCTTCAGCATATATATCCAATGCTGCTGATATTTCCGGCGTAAACTCCATTGATTCATAATCATAGTATGAAGCTAATCGTGTTGGTTCGTAATATATAGATTTAGTATATAATTCATTATCTACTTTTTGCCATTGATTGGCTAGGTATGCAGCTTGTTGAAATTCTAACTTTTTTTCTTCAAAATCTTTCTTATTTGTTGTTTTAAGAATTTCTTGTGAACCAACAGTAAATTGTTGGAATGTTGTTTTTGGTGCTGTTGGTCCTCCAGCTCCAAAAAGTTTTCCTAGTCTTTGATATATTGTGAATTTTGCCATTACTTGTAATAATACATATTATAATATAAATAGTATACCTTTCCCTAACGTCTTTTAGTGAATAACCAACTATTTTCCATATATTGTTTTTTTATCTCAGTATTACTACCACCCATAACGCCAAATACAGGTTCTGAGGAAGGTATGATGGTATTTTCATTAGATTCTGCTATCCACCCATTTAACATTGCCTTTGTTAAATCGTCAGCTTTTTTTAACTGAGAAAATGAACTTTCACCAACATATAAAGCCATAGCTAAAGCCATTATTAAATCATCGTGTTTGCCTTTCATGTGATTTGGTTTTCCATTTATGTAGACAAAAGTATATAACTCGTTTAACAACCTTTTTGACCTGACAATAAATTTATGTCTTAAAGCCTCTTCAAATGAAGAAACTATTTGTGTCCTTTTATTGTTGAAGGCTAGTCCTGGTGTTTTTGTTCCTTGGTTTGGATTGTACTTCCACTTATCCGCTGTATTCATACCTTCAACATATAAATCCTTATAACCCAATTCTTGTAGTTTTCTAGATGTAGCTACACCCATCCCACCAGTTATATCAATGACAACATAAGCGTTATACATGGTACCCCATTTGTACACTATATCTGCAGCTAAATCTGGTGGTATTTTACCTAAATATTCTGCTACCTGACATCTTTCATCAAAATCTATTATTACTATAGATGTGAAATCCTCGGAATCTCCACGACTTACATCACAACCCAAAATATATTTATGGTCTTTTTTTGGTTTTTCCCAAACCCACATTTGGTTACCTACAAACATTTCTTTTGGTTCCATTATGTATATATCTTTTATTTGTTCTATAGTTTCTACTGGAATGACATTATCACCAGAACCTAAAAAAGCACTTTCTAATTCTTGTGATACTTTTCTTTTGTCATACTTAAGTTTTTTTACCATACTTTCAAACCAACTAGAACATGGTTTGTACCCTTTTTTAATTATTTCATCAAACTTATCTAATTCTTTTTCATATAAAAATTCATCTTCATTATAGTCTTCTCTATTTAATAGAAAATGTACAATATCTTTTGTTTTTACCCAAAATAAATCTTTTGTAAATCTAGGGTCATTTTCCCAATGAAGTTCGGATATGTGAAAACTATTTAAACCTTTTATAGATTGTTCATATATTTCATAATATATCTTATCGTAGCCATTTGGTGTTGATATTACTATTACTTTACCACCTGTGGATAGGGATGCCATACAAGCCGCCCAAAAATCATCTCCCGCTTCAATATACGCCGCCTCATCAAATATAAGGGTTGTTGGTGTATAACCTCTTAACGCATCTACTGATGTTGCGACCGCTTTAACCTCACAACCATTATTTAATTTAAAATGTTTTTGTGAATCTTTTTCTTTAGAGAAACCAACATTAATCCAGTCTGGCCATTGATTTAAAAATCCTCTAACTTTATTTGCAAATTCTGAAGCTGTATCCAGTTTATTTGCTATAATTAATATTTTTTCTGGTTTATTTTTAGATGCAAATTGTATTTGTTTAGAGACCCAAGCTGCTGTTGCGGTGGATACACCTGCTTGACGGTATTTTTTTGTTATGTTGTCATTATAGGTGTCGAAATTCCTTAACATCATTTCCTGTTCTGGAAATAATATAAATGGTACGTATCTAGATTGAGTGTTGTCGTATGTTTCTAAATAAGTCTTTATCGCATAAGGTGTGTCCTTATAACATTTAGCATATTCTTGTATTAATTCTTCTTGAGTCATATTATATAAATATAATGTGAGAGTTAATAATAGAAAGGGGGTTAGTTAGTTGAAAGACTATAGGTTATATAAAAAGTCTTTTTCTTCTTGTGACAATGAGTCCATACCACTTTTATTTATTTTATCTAGAATTGTGTCCATGTCAAATGACGTTTCATCTGTAGGTGGTAAATCTGGAGATGGTTCTACAATTTCACCTGTCGCATCTTCATAATCCTCATCTTTTAATTGTTTTTTTATATCCCCAACTATTTTTGCTACCATATCTTTACCTCTTTGTGAGCCAGATAAAATTTCTTTTGCCAAACCAATAAATGGTTCTGGTTCCAAAGAAACTATATTATAATATAGGTAGTTTTTTATCCTACCATAATCTTCACTAGTTAATAACTCTTCTGGATAAGACTCTAAAAATTTTTCCCAAATAACCGGACCTAATCTTAAATCCCATACTTCTGCTGGTAAAGTATCTTCAGAACCAATAACCTCTTCTGCAAACTCTGGGTCAGAAGGAAGTCCATGCATTGATACGTATTCCATAACACCTTTCCATAGTTCATGCACTAGGATTGGAAACATAATTCCTTTGGCTCTAATTGTTGGTGGGTCGGTTTGTAAGTCAACCTCCTCTCTTCCTCCAGCCATTGAATCTGCCCCACTTCCAACAAGACCTTCCATATCCGGCATAATCCAATACATTAAATCGTTTACGGACATAATTAAAGAATATAGATTAACTAAATCCGGGTCAATTTCATTTAAAGTTTCATTAACTAAATGATACATATAGTGAGCTTTTTTAGCGGACCCCTGTATTAAAGAATTAATTAACCTTCTTTTTTGTTTTTCTAAATCTAACTTTGCTAACCTCTCAGCTGCTTCCTTATCCTCGACATCTGGTTGGTCGAATTTTAATTCTTTCTTTTTCTTTTCTTGTGGTTTTTTTTGCATCCCTTCTAGAGTTGGTTTTTCTAGTTTTGCATCAAATTGTAAATCACCCTCTGGTATTGCCATTTGGTCAACTACTAATGAAACCGCTAAATCCTCTAGTTTTTGTTTATTTTGTGCCTCTATTGCCATTGTTCTTTGTACTGCACTCATTAACATGGGTTGTAAAGACATGGCTGTTTGTGGATTTATCTCTTCCAAACCAGTAGCTTCTTTAACTTTATCTATAACATCTTTAAATCTTTTAGATGCTATTATTTCTTCAAAATTGTTTTGGTCATTTTCTTTTCCTGGGAAAGACTGGTGTGCACCTAATGGGTGTTTTCTAGACCTTAATTTACTTTCAATGTCAGGTGACATTCTTTCCGGTCTACCACTATAATCAATCGGTGGTGCTTCATTTAATTTAGTTTTTTTAGACATACCTTATTCTTCTGTTATGTTATCAAAAGTTAACCAATCAGGTAATTTGTTTTTTCTTGCCTTAGGTTTTGGTTTAGTGCTTGGATTAGGTACTTTGAAGGGTCCTCTTCTCTTTTTTTCACCTGGTTTTGTTGTTGGAGGTGCAATTGTTGGTGCTTCTAATGGTGAATTTTCATCCAAGTTTTCCTCACCAACGATATTCCCATCTAACTGCACTTCACCAGATTCTTTTATAATAAGTTCTATTACTTTATTTGGTGATTTTAAATACCCTTTGATGTCTCCTTTGATGTTTTCTACAACAATCTTCATCGGTGGGTTCATTTCCTTGGTTAATTCGTTAACCATATTAAAAGCCTTTTTCTGTTTGTCTAACTTATTTTTAGATGTTTTATTTTGTGTTTCTTTTACTGTTTTAATAAAATTAGCTTTTGTTATCTCCGCTGGTTGATTATTCTCAACTAGGGATATAATCCAATTTTCTAGAATTTCACCTTCAGTTAGTTTATTAGGTAAATCATCAACATTTTTTGTTGTTGTGTAATCCTCTATTTGTTTAAGTGTCATTTCTTTTGCGGCTTTTAGAACAGCGTTATCGTCTCTACCGTCACCACAATCTTTATAGTTACTTTTTTTACAAGCGTGAACTAATTTATAAAAATTGTATTGGGATTGGGATACCGCTTCTTCACTCATCTCCGTATCATCACCAGAATTTATTAAAGTTTTTTCTTCACCATCAGAATATTTAAATTTTGTTATAGGTTCGCCATCTTTTGTAACTTCTACCTCATCAGGTTTTTCTTCTTCATTAGTAGTTACGGTCACTGAACCATCGTCATTAGGTGTAACAGTACCATCAACAGTTAAACCACCAGATTCCTGTTTCATTTTATCTACTTCTGATTTGGTGTAGGTGGTCTTTTTTACTGTGGCTGTTTCAGCTTCCTTTAATATTTTTTTACTTAATACTTGTAATTGTTTGTCTGAAAATAAAGATAGGGTTCTATGTGTGAACCCTTCGTTGATTAATTTTGTAATTAATTTTTTTCTATTTTTTGGCATGTTCAAAAAGTTTATCAAATTTTAATATTATATCTCTTGAATATAATTTATCTTTTACATTTTCTAGACTATCTCCATAATGAAAGACGAGTCTTTCTTCGTCGTCATCATACTCATCATCATAACTTTCCCAGCCTAAAGCTATTACGTTGTCTAAAGCATGCTCCATTCCAAAGTAGTCAGAGTTCTGAACCAAGTCTAATTTTACACTAGTTCCTTCTAAAATCCCAACTTTTTTTATATACTCCATTTCTGGGGGTCCTGGTTTTCCATGAGCTGGCGTAGAATCCCAATCCTCACCCCATAATTCGTCTGAGTCTTGACCAAATATAAATTCGTAAATATTTTCTTGTTTATAGTTAGGTCCTAATTCGTTAACGAATATAAGTTTCATTATTTTATACTACCGTCTTTATTAATAAAAATATTTCTATCGTCTGATAATATAACTATTTCACCTTTTTTTGTTAAACCTTTAAGTTTAGAATATTTATTTTCATTCAAATATTTTTTAACACTTAATTCCTGTTCAATACTTCTAGATAATTTTTTTATACTTCCATTGATTTTATTTTTACTAATCTTTTCTTGTATATATTCTTTTGGTGTTTGTTTTTTAACATAGGATTCTAATATTTGTGATACTCTACCTTTAAGTGATTCCATAGCTAATTCTTCCTCTCCCTCCATTTCATCTTCATCAAAATCTAAATCTTCTGTACCCATATCAAGTTCCTCATCATCCATAGCTAATTCTTCATCACCAATTTCTTCATCACCATATACAGCTTCATCTTCCTCAAATCTAGATAGTACATCATCTCTATCTTCACCATCTAAATTATCTAAATCAACTGCTGAAATGACTGAATTCAAAACATATTTTATATCTGCACTACCCAATTCTTCTCCAGCATCTCTTAATTTCTGACCTAATTTACCAGTTAACTTTTGGATTGGCTTCATGAATCCTTCCATTTCCTCTTCAGTTTCTTCATCACCCATTTCAACTTCTTCGTCATCAAGGGCTAATTCCTCATCATCCATAGCTAATTCTTCATCTTCACCGAAATCTAAATCTTCTTCATCACCCAGTTCATCAGCTGTAACATCAACTTCAGCTTCAGGTGTTTTTAAAACAAATTTATTTTCTGTATCAGCTTGTTCATATAGTGGTGTAGCTTCACCATTATTAAATTCTTCATTTAATGGTTTAAAAATTAGATTCATTCTTTTTAAAGCTGCTCCATAACTTTTAAACCTATTTCTTTTTTTGTTGTGAATACCATCAATATAATCTAACTCTGATTCATTGATTCCTCTTTTTAAGTAATAACCGTCTTTTTCTTGTATTATAGCGTACGTATTACCATCACTAGCTTTTTTACTAAATGATAATGTCTGGGTATGGTAAGCAGTGTTTTTTTCTGTTTCACCGTAAGTCGCGATTTCCATGATTCTATTAATCTTGTCTTGACCTGTTAATTTTTCACTTCCGATTGGTTTTAATGCCATTTTAATTATTTTTTATAATTTATTATTTTTAACTATTTAATCCTTCACCTCCTATTATTGTCGGAGCGTACATTGGAGCTCCTTGGTATGTCTGTACTGATGGTGCGGTTGTACCTGTCATATGTGTGGAACAAGAACAATCGTAACATAAAAAATATACCCCAACAGGTAAAGCTGATATGTGTCTAGGTTCTATAACTAAATCAAGTTTTGCTCCTATAGCACCTAAAGTATATACCACACCTTTGTACGTAAAATTACTAGTAGCCGCACTTGCGAATATAGCACTGCATTTATAGTTTACGTATGTGGTGTCTTTACCATTCCATAATGTATCTGCCCCTATAGGTGTCGTTGGTATCGAGTTTCCTCCGTAGTTTCCAGCCATAACTAAATATTCTTTTTTTATAAATAGTCCTAAGTATCAGAAACGGAAGTTTCTAATGTAAGACTTTTATCTATTAATTTATTTTTTATATCGTTTAATTTCCCTAAGTAACCATTTCTTCTTAAAAATTTAAAACTTAGGTTCTCATATGAGTATTCTCCTTTATCTTTCAGTCCAGCTCCTCTATACTTTTTTAGTTTCTTTTTTATCTCATCAATCGCTGTTAATAATGATTCTTCTTCTGCTCTTTCTACGTTATCTTCTATGTGGTCTATAGTATCCATCCATTGTTTAGATTTACTTAAAATTTTATGAGAATCTAAAACAACTTCTTCTAACTCAGGTTCTACAATCCACTCATCAAACATAACTGAATAAACTCCACTAGCAAAATGTGGTTCATCTTTATCTTGCACATAAATTTCTACCTCAAACCCTTTAACTTCTATATCCCTTAAAGAATTCCAAATAATTCTACGACTATCCAAATACTTTTTTAAGAGTGATTCTTTGTCACCACCAAAATCTAATAGTAAGTGTAAATCAACATCAGAAAACTCTGACCAGTTAAAATTGGATAAGGAACCGGTTAAAGTTATATCTTCTATGTCCATGTCAACATCAACAAAATTACTAAAGTCTTCTACTATAGCTAATAAAGAATCTCTAATTTCAGGTTTCATTTTGTAGGTATTTCCATCCCAAAACCAAATCTGCGAATTTAATTCGTCATTGACTTGAAAACTTTTAAGAATATTTTTTTGGTTGTTTGCCATACTAATAAATATATGGACTTTATTACTATGACAATTTTTTATATTTATAACTTCTAGATATATTTTTAGAAAAATAACTGCCTTGACTTTCAGACATTCTCATTTTTGTAAAAATCTTAATCGGTACTTTTTCATATGAATATGCCCCACCTTTTGCAAACTCAACAATCAGTTCATTAGTTTCTGTATTGTATTTTGTTTTTCCTAGATTAGTGGAGTCATACTCATTTATGATAAACTTACCTTCTATTTTTTCAGATTTTATTGCCATTATTGTTGTGGTACTGGTGCTGGTGTAGGTCTTGGGTGAGGAGGAGGTGTAACATTAGGTGTCGCTACACTATCTACTTTTTGTTGTAATGTCTGTAATGTTTGATTTGTTTGATTAAGTAGTAATGTTATATTTTTAACAGCATTATTTACTTGTTCTATTTTTTCATCAATAGACAATCTTTTCATTGGGTTTTCCTTAAAGTGATTAATTCTAGCGATTAACTCTTCTGAAGTTCTAAAATCTCTGTTAGGTAACCAAGTCTCTTCTTGACACACGATTGTTGGTGTCATTCCAATCCCTGTAACTCTAATTATTTCATTCCAGTCCCCGATATTTTCTGAAGTAATTATTTCTTCAAAACTAATCTCTGCTTTTTTTAAGTCATCTTTAATTTTATTACAATAATGACATGTTGGGTTTGTATATATTTTAATTTTCATATTATATTTTTTTTTAATACTAATAATTTATATTGTGATTGGGAAGTATATTTTCCTCCCAATCACAAATTATTTTACTTAACTTCTTCGAATTCAACGTCTGTGGCATCAGCTTTTGTTGTGTTATCAGTTTCTGGTACTTCAGTTTCTTGGTAAAGTTTAGTGCTTATCTCTTGCCAAGTACTATTAAGTTTTTCTGTTAAATCCTCAACTCCTTCCATATCTTCAGACTCAATAACTTCTTTAAGTTCTTTAATATTATTTTCTAGTCTAGATTTGTCCGTATCATCTAATTTATCTCCAAACTCTTCTATTTGTTTTTCTGTTTGGAATATTAGTGCGTCGGCTTCATTTAACTTATTAATTTTTTCTAACTTTTCGTTATCATCTTTGGCGTTAAGTTCAGCTTCTTTTTTCATTCTATCAATTTCATCTTCGGATAAACTACTTCCAGACTCAATTTTAATATTTTGTTGTTTACCAGTTCCTTTGTCCACAGCTTTAACATCGATTATACCATTAGCATCAATGTCAAATGTAACCTCAATTTGTGGTATACCTCTTTGAGCTGGTGGGATATCTGTTAGTTGAAATCTACCTAGTGTTCTATTGTCGTTGGACATAGGTCTTTCGCCTTGTAGTACATGTATGTCAACAGCTGGTTGATTATTTACCGCGGTTGAGAATACTTGACTTTTTGATGTTGGGATTGTTGTGTTGGCGTCTATTAATTTTGTCATAACTTGGCCCATGGTTTCAATACCTAAAGAAAGTGGTGTTACATCTAACAATAAAACGTCATTTACATCACCAGCTAAAACACCACCTTGTATTGCTGCACCCATCGCTACAACTTCATCTGGATTCACCCCTTTAGATGGTTTTTTATTAAATAATTTTTCTACAGCCTCTTGTACCGCTGGGATTCTAGTAGAACCACCTACTAATAAAATTTCATCAATATCAGATGCTTTTAATTTTGCGTCTTTTAAAGCTTTTCTACATGGTGTTAAACTTTTTTTAACTAAATCACTAACCATAGATTCAAATTTTGCTCTAGATAAATTACGTACTAGATGTTTTGGTCCTGTATTGTCTGCGGTAATATAAGGTAGATTAATTTCTGTTGTATTTGAGTTTGATAGTTCTACTTTTGCTTTTTCTGCGGCCTCTCTTAGTCTTTGTAATGCTGCAGCATCTTTAGATAAATCCATATTATTTTCAGTTTTAAATTCGTCTACCAACCAATCTATAATTTTTTCATCAAAATTGTCACCACCTAAATGTGTGTCACCATTCGTAGATTTTACTTCAAATACCCCGTCACCAAGTTCTAATATAGAAACATCAAATGTACCACCACCAAGGTCGTATACCGCAACAGTCATATCCTTATTTTGTTTATCCATACCGTAAGCAAGTGCTGCAGCTGTAGGTTCATTAATAATCCTTAACACATTTAATCCAGATATTTCTCCAGCTTCTTTTGTTGCATTTCTTTGTTCATCATTAAAATAAGCTGGTACAGTAATTACCGCATCTGTAACTTTTTCCCCAAGATAGTCTTCCGCTGTTTTTTTCAAATTCTGTAATACTACAGCTGAAATTTCTTGTGGTACATATTTTTTATCATTTACAGTTATGTTTACTGTGTCTTTTACACCTTTAACTACTGAATAAGGCATCTTTTTTGCCTCTTTACTAATTTCACTAAACTTACTACCAATAAATCTTTTTACTGAATAGATAGTATTTTCAGGATTTGTAACTGCTTGTCTTTTTGCGGGGTCACCTACACTTCTGTCCCCCTCTTTAAACGATACAATAGAAGGTGTGGTTCTTTTTCCTTCTGCATTTACAATTATTTCTGGGTTTCCACCCTCAACCACGGAAACACACGAATTTGTTGTTCCTAAATCGATTCCAATTACTTTTGCCATTTTTAATTTTGTTTTTAATTTATTGTCTTTTTAATTATAAGACATTTATTATTATTTGTCACCCCCAAAAAAGATTTTTTTATATTGTTTTGGTTGTTTATTTATTTTTATTACTTTTGTAGTACAAATACTATACCATTAGTATGTTTTTAAATAATTTATGTCATAATGTCAATACCTACTGACATACTGTCAGTTATTGATATTTATGACTTTTTATATTAACTTTAAATAAAAAAATATGATAGAATTTAGAGATTCAGATGCAGTTGAAGATGATTTCGGTGGTCCTAACCAACCGAATAAAGATATTCCTAATAGTAGTACCCCTATATTAGATAACTTTTCTAGAGATTTAACCACTTTAGCTTCTGAAGGGAAGTTGGACCCGGTTATCGGTAGAACAGATGAAGTAAAACGTTTAGTACAAATATTATCTAGGAGAAAGAAAAATAACCCCGTGCTTATTGGGGAACCTGGAGTAGGTAAAACTTCGGTAGTTGAGATGTTAGCTACCATGATTAATTCTGGTAATTGTCCCCGTACTTTGGTGGGTAAAAGAATTGTGTTACTAGAATTGTCGTCTTTGGTGGCTGGAACTAAGTATCGTGGTCAGTTTGAGGAAAGGATGAAAGCCATAATAGATGAATTACGAGAAAATAAAGATGTTATTATTTTTATAGATGAAATACATACTGTTATAGGTACTGGTAATTCTTCTGGTAATTTGGACGCTGCGAACATTTTTAAACCACCATTGGCTAGAGGAGAAGTTCAGTGTATTGGTGCTACAACACTAGATGAGTATAGAGAAAAAATAGAAAAAGACGGTGCACTAGAAAGAAGATTCCAAAAAGTTATAATAGAACCACCATCTGTTGCTGATACTGTAGAAATTTTAAATAACATAAAACATGTCTATGAAAATCACCACAATGTACTTTATGATGATGAAATTGTTGATTTATGTGTTAAGTTAGCTGACAGGTATATAAGTGATAGGGCATTTCCAGATAAAGCTATAGACATTATGGATGAAGTGGGTGCTACTGTACAGATTGATGTTAAAACACCTAAGTCAATCACTAAACTTAAATTAGATATAGAAGAAGTTAAGTTGGAAAAGATTAATGTGGTAAAATCTCAAATGTACGAAAAAGCTGCTGACCTTAGGGACGTGGAACGTAAATTAAAAACTAAATTAGATACGGTAACAAATAAGTGGGAAGAAAAACAATCTAGTAATAAAATAACTATAACTAGTTCTGATGTTATGTCGGTAGTTTCTAGAATAACCAGAATACCTTTAAGTAGGATGAATCAAAACCAAAAAAAGAATTTATTAAATCTAGATAAACAACTCAAAAAATATGTTATTGGTCAGGATAAAGCAATAGAAACAATAGTTAAATCTATTAGAAGAAATTCTGTTGGTATTAAGGAGTTGAATAAGCCTGTTGGTTCTTTTATTTGTTTAGGTCCTACTGGTGTTGGTAAAACTCATATAGCCAAAAAATTAGCTGAACTAATGTTTGGGTCTGAAGAATCTTTAATTCGTGTGGATATGTCTGAATTCCAAGAAAAACATTCTTTATCTAGACTGATAGGTTCTCCTCCAGGTTATGTGGGGTACAATGAAGGTGGCCAATTTACAGAAAAAGTAAGACAGAAACCTTATTCTTTAATTCTATTTGATGAAATAGAAAAAGGTCATAAAGACATTTTCAATGTATTATTGCAGATATTAGATGATGGTTACGTTACAGACGCTTCTGGTAGAAAGATTAATTTTAGAAATACTTTAATAATGATGACTTCCAATATTGGAGTTAAGCAATCTCAGGACTTTGGTGGTGGTTTAGGTTTTGTTACCAAAGCAACCCAACAAACTGATAAAGAACGAGTTAGGAGTATTATATCTAAAACATTAAAAGACACTTTTAATCCAGAATTTTTAAATAGATTAGATGATATTATATTTTTTGAGTCTTTAGAGGGTGAGAGCATTAAAAAGATTGTACGACTGGAGCTGGCTCTTTTATTAGAAAGATTAAAAGAAAAAAAATACTTAGTTAAGTTTGGTCGTAGTGTTGTAGAACATATTAGTGAAATTGGTTATGATAGTAAGTTTGGTGCTAGACCATTAAAAAGAGCTATACAATCAGAGGTGGAAGATTATATATCAGAAGAAATTCTAAAAGGTTCAATACTAGAAGATATACCATATAGTATTGCTTATAATAAAGTTACTGAGAAGTTTAAATTAACAGAAAAAGATAAATAGTATGATATTTATTAACAATGAAACTAATAATAACACAAAGACAATCTAATCTTCTTATTAAAGAAGCCATGGGGGTACCCAAACCTATAGAGTTTTGGGTTGACTCTATGTCTTCCTTGGTTAGAGATGGTTTATTAATGTTAGTTTCTTCTGACGACACATCTATTGATTTTACCGGGGATGAGGTTCAAGAAAAAGTTACTTCTTTAGGGTGGAACACTTCTAATGAAAGTTTTACTAAGTTTCCATTAGCTGAACCTAATTTAAAGTTAGACTTAGTTATTGTTCCTGATGAAGATGTTAAAATAGGTGATGACTATATAAATAACGCTTCTTTTGATACTGCTGATATGGATATCAAAGAAGCTACTTTTGATGATGGTGTTACAAGACCTTTATTAGTTGGTGGTACTATTACTCTAGAACTAACTATACCGCAATCTTCATATGATAATGTAAGTTTTGTTGAATTATTTGATTCAGAAATAAAACCTTATGTTGAGGCTGTTCTATTCCATGAATTAACTCATGTTTATGAATTTTATAACAGATTACTGAATTCTTCCCTAGACCCTAGTTTCGAGAATATGAGTAGTACAACATCTATGTTAAATAAAATGGGGTTAGTTGATGATTGGGATGAATTAATGTTTTTAGTTTACTTGCATTTATCTTTTGAATTAAATGCTCGTGTTTCTGAGGTTTATGGTTTAATTAGAAATAAAAATATAAAGTCTAAAGAAGAGTTTATAGAATTTTTAAAGACTTCCAGAGCTTTTTCTTACGCTAAAAGATTAAGAAATTTCAAAGCTGATAACTATTATAGTGATTTTGAAGTCCCTCAAGAAACCATAGATAGAGTTAGAGAGTATGATGGAAAAGAAACACCAATAGATGAAATTAAAGAAATCGTTTTACAACAATTAATTGATAACTGGGTTGTATCTTATAAGAATTTATTAAATGATTTTTCAGACGATGAAAATCTATCTATACCCACTTTACCACCAAAGGTAACTTCTTCACCTCAAAAATTTCTTAAGTTCTGGGAGAAAAGATTTAATTCAGCTGGTGAAGATTCTATCAGAAAAATATCCAAACTTTATTCCTTAATTTAATCACTTTCGTTTGGTTGCGTAATATTTTTTTCTTATCTTTGTAGTATGAAATTAGAAAAAGCAAGAAATATAGCCCTTAGATTGATGAGAAAACACGGCCTCAATGATTACACTTTTAAGTGGGACAGAGCAGTTCGTAGATTTGGTTGTCATAATGGTAGATTAAAAACCCTCTCACTTTCTAGACCTATGACTCAACATGAAACTAACGAAAAAAGAGTAATCAATACCATTCTTCATGAAATTGCACATGGATTAGATTATAAAAACAGAGGATATTCAAATCATGATGCCGAGTGGAAAAGAGTAGCTAGGTCTATAGGTTGTAGTGGTGAAAGATGTAGTAGTGGTTCTGGAGTAGACAAATCTCAATTTATGAAGTGGGTGGCTAGTTGTCCTAGTTGTGAAAAAGACGTTTATTACGCAAGAAAAACAAAAGTAGATAAAGCATGTGGTAGTTGTTGTAAAAAACATAACAACAACAAATACACATCAAAGTATAAATTTAACTGGGAATTAAATCCTAAAGTTGTAAAATATAGATAATGGAAAAATTAAAATACAAAATAAAAAATGGACCAAGGGTAGAATCGGTAAATGAGTTTACCCTTAGTGATAACACTAAAGTAGCCATGTTTCAGGGATTTAGAGGTTCTTACCCTGACTTAGACTTTATTGTAAAATATAAAGAACCAACAAATAGGTTAAGGACCCCTTCCCACACACATTGGATTGTAGACTTATTAGTTAAAGCAGAATTTAACAAAGAACTGGTTAGAGACTTCGTTCAGAAGTATTTGGACTTATACGATGTAATGACTCCTTTTGAAACCCAGGAAAGTCGTAACAACTACGAACTACAGTATGTGGGAGAGTCTCTAACGGACTTTCAAGGCATAGATGGTTGTGGGTATCTAAGTGTGGAGTTTCTATCTAGTATCTTAGAGTTATTCATTTTATGTGAAAAAAGGTCGGACGATGCATTTATGTTTAAAGGTTTATTACAATTAGTAATTGACTTCTGTGATGGTAAAAGAGATTACTATCAAGTAGTAGGTTACTCTAAAAGAGTTTAATATGAAAGAAAAATTAAAAGAATTATTATCAATACCAACTAAGACTTGGGAGGAGGAAAGATTAATCAAATATCTTATAGGTCATTTCGAAGAAAAGGGTTATAAATATGAAAAAGATGATTTAGGTAATCTGTATGTAACAAAAGGTATTTCCGATTATTTTCCTTTAGTTCTTGCACACACTGACAGTGTACACGACATTGAGGAGATGGAAGTCAGGGAAGAGTATTTGCCTAACTCACAAGGTGAAAGTAAATTAGCTCTTAAGGCTTACACAAAAGAAGATGGTTTACCTACAGGGATAGGTGGTGATGATAAAGCTGGAGTTTTTATATGTTTACAATTACTGGAAAAGTTTGATGTGATTAAAGCTTTTTTTCCAGTTGCTGAAGAGACTGGATGTCATGGAAGTAGAGGTGCTAATGAAGAGTTTTTTAAGGATGTTGGTTACGCGATACAATTTGACTCTACTGAAAATGATACCATGTCTCTTTCCTTAATGGGCGTTAAATTATTCGAAGAGAAATCTGAATTTTTTAATAAAACTCGTAACGTAATTTTAGAGCATGGTTTTACTGAGTGGAGACATCACCCATATACTGACACTATGATTTTAAAAGAAAAGTTTAATTTTGCTTGTTTAAATTTTGCTGCGGGTTATTATAATTACCACACAAGTAATGAATATGTGGTTGTAGAAGACGTAATAAACTCTATAAAATTAGGAGAAAATGTCATAAAAAAATTAGGTAATTATTTTTATGAATTTAAACCGGTTCAAGAAAAGTCTAGTTCTTGGTGGGGGTAATAAGTGACTCCAACCAATCCGCAACAGGATTATAAATAAAAGTTTCTGAATTGTTAAATATTTGCCTAAAGTCTTCATACTCAGCATGATTCCTTCTTGGGTTTGATTTATACTCTATCGTAGGATATAAACCTATTTTTTCCACTTCCATAACCATATTTCTAATAGTATCTTCTAGTTGTCTTACTTGTAATTTTTTCCAAATACCATCATAATTAAGTTCTGGAGATGTTCTATGTATTTGGTCTAGTATTATTGTTTTCCAATTATTATCTAAATAATTTATTAAATAAAAATCTTTTTTTTCTTTTATTTTTTCTAAACTCAAAGTTAACTCTTGTTCTTTTATAGGTAATTTAATACTTATATTTTCTAACACATTTAGTGTTTTTGGGTTCCAACTGGAGTCTTTATTAACAAAATGTAACATTGTAGCTGTTTTCTTATCAACCTCTAATATATTACTTATATTTGTTATTTGAATTAAAGTATCATCACTAGAATTTTCTATTATTCTATCTACCCTATCTAATATTTTAGTTAATTCACTCACTTTATCTTTTTATTATAAATATTTTGTTTTGTACAATAATTTACATATATTTGTACTATATATAAATAAATAAATATTATGCCAAAATCGAGAAATAGAAAAAACCACAGTAAGAAAGTTGCTGCTAGAAATCAAAGACTTAAACAAGAACAAAATGCTCTTAGTAAACAAATGGAATTAATGAAAGAAGAGTATATCAAAAAAATGGCTGAAGAAGCTAAAGAAAAAGAAGTCGATGCGGGTGAAGTACCTTTAACATTGGGTTAACATATGGGGGTGACTGGAATTGATTGGCATCAGTCGATTAGTGTCAGCACGTCAAGCCTGAATTAAGCTTGTAAAACTGATTCATTTTTTTAACTGGCAAAACAATTGCTAAGTTGGTGACTTTAGGACTTGTCCGTGAGGAGTCAACAGTGGCTGTAGCGTAACTAAGTTACGACATAGCTCCATCTCTTCTAAAGAATTTAAGATTTGTGTCTTTAGTTTTTGGGGTGTCAAATAGACAAATCGAACCCGGTAACGTTTTCCACCGGTATGATGTATAGGGGGACTTGGGACTGATTTGAAGGTTGTTTATTCTATAGAATTAAGTCCGACAACAAAAGAATAAACTAAACGTGTAGGATAGACGTTAGTAGAAGATGAACAAGACGTGGGTTCGAAACCCACCACCTCCACCAAAAAGAAAAGGACCATTAGGTCCTTTTTTTATTTTAATAATTTTGCTAACCCTATTGGTTCTTTTCTTAATACACTTATTAAACCTTCATTAATTGTATTAACTATTGTACCTTCAGAATCAATATCAAAAGGTATGTTATTTATATATTTTTTGATACCATTTATATATTTTTTAGGTATACTACCTCCTAGGTTAGTTGAAATTCTCTTTCTTATGACGTTTGGACTAAATTGTATGTTGAAGTCGTCGAATAAAGGTGCTGACATTGATGCTCCACTAAAAAATCCTAAGTACTCACCACCTGGACTTTTCATTAACATATCACTTTTTTTCCTGTCACCTTTAGATGCGGAACTTAAAGAATAACCTCTATATTCTAATATTGTTAATGCTTTTGCTAAATCTTCAATATAACTAGAATCAACGTCTTCACCATAAAAACCTTTTTCTGTACTTATTCTAAAATCTGGATATGTTTGGTTTAAACTGGCTATAACTTCTAAAGCTCTTTCGTATATTGCATCATATGTCCTATCAAATTTAGCTTTACTTGTAGCATACCCTTTTATTATCTGTGTACCTTTTATACATCTACCAATATCACCACAATCGTCAGTCACACAAAAACAAAATTCATTTTCTAGTTCAACTTCTTTTTCAAATTCACATCTAGACTTTACTGTAGCTTCTGAATTATAGTTAACAGCATCTGGGTCCATACAACCCTTTATTTCTTCAATTGGTGCGACAACACCTTTATCATCAGCAACACAACCACAGTTACTATCACTCCACCTTACAAGTTCACCCCCACTTTTTCTTTCAGAACACTTTTTAACCTCATCATCATAATCTGAACCTAACTTTTTTTTACATTTTTCTTTAGCTGATTTTGGTTTTACTACGTTATTATCACAAGCTGTTTTTAATTTTTCAACATAAGAACTAATGTCAGTATCGAACCAAACAGATTTTTTTATAATATCGACTAAAGTGTTGTAAATTTCACATAGGTCTTCAGCTACTTTAGGTCCCTTAGAAGCTTCACCAATTTTTTTTATTGCCTTATTAATAGTATCTCCCTTAGAAAAATGATTACCTTTCTCATTAAGTTTTAAATGTTTACCAATATTATTATATGGGGCATTTTTATTTACTCCCGCAATGTTTTCGGTTTTGGTTAATAAAAAATCTTTATTACCTTTACAACATTCTAAATTTCCTAACTTTTCAGCCATTTTATTTGTTCTTTAAAATATTTATTAACCCTTCTGTTATATTTGGTAATGGATTTCTGCTAGTGTCACTTTCTTTATTCATTCCTTTTATTTTATTTTTTACACCTTCTATACCACCGTCTTGGAATGCTTCATATAATTCATTTACTATGTTTGTGAAGTCGTCTTTTAACTCTTGTACTTTTGCTCCACTTCTTTTACCTATATCTGGATTATTTTCATCTGTGGTAAAATAAGGTTTTTCACATTTATTAGAAGGAATCCCATAACATTGTCCTTTATTAAACTCTTCTGATGATAGACCATCTAACCAGGTTTGAAAATCCTCAGCAGCCCAGTCATTATCTTCGGTTCCGTATGGTGAATATGTTTTGTACTTAGTAATTCTTTCTAGATTATCAGCACTAATTAACGCGTTAGGTTTATATCTAGAGTAAACCAATTCTTCATTTTCATTATATCTTTTTGGTGCGTATTGTGGCCAAAATTCTACTAACGCATCTGTAACATCAAGTAAATCATCATCAGCTGCTTCAGAACCAATTAACCATTCTTTATCAGCAACAACATCAAACACATCTTGTCTGGTGGTAAACACCCAATTAAGGAGTGTTGAAACACCTGGGAGAACTTTAGCGTTCATTAAACTTAAATTATCCATTAATTTTTCGTCACCAAGTCTATTATAAAAATAAGTTACTTGTGACATAGCAAGTACAGAAGGTACTTTTTTTATCACAGCTATAATAGAATTATCAGCTACACCTGTAAAAAGTTTTAATGCACCTACATCAGGTACGTTATCATAAGACATATCATCTATGACGGTTTGTAAAAATTCCTCTCGTTTATTATTTGGGATTTCGTCTATACTTGTTGCTGCTTGACCGGACCCGTCTTTATTGTTGTACTTTCCAATGTAATCATTAAGGTTATTTAACTCATTTAAATCTCTAAATAACATCCACCCTTGTAGGTATCCATATAGTTTTTTTGCAAAAGCTTCTGCTTCCGTATCTGATAAACCACCTCTATCAAAAACAATTTGTTTATTTCCTTTAAATTTTTGATAAAATTTTTCAGTTAAACCAGCTATAGATTTTTGACTAGCTGTTAGTTCTTGGAATTTTTGTACTATAAAATCTAATAGTAAACCTAAACTAACTGCACCAATTGTATAATACCACCCTTTTGCGGTTTTTGGTATTATTTTAAGTAGTGTACCACCTACAGTTACAGATTTTAATTTTTGTCTCAACGCAGTAACTAACTCATCCGTGGCATTTCTTTCTCCCCCTAACAAAAATTTAAGTTCCTTATCTGTTATTGTACCATTTTTAACTTGTCTACGTAATTGTCCTGTAGAATGCTTCTGGAGTAGTTCTATTATCTCCTTTTGTTGGTCTGACCTTAATAATATACCAATAATGTCATCCATCACTTGAGGCGGAATCACTCTTTGTCTTGCAATTGACTGTGCTACTTGTGCTACCAAATCCTCCACACTCATCGGTAACCTGACTTGTGTTTGTTGGCTCGCTAATATTTTTAATTCATCTAATAATTTAGATAATGAAGGGTTATCTAAATTATTCATCCAATCTCTTAGTGCTTTTTGTTTTACACCATTACTACCAGTAAAGGCTTTTTTAAATAAAAGGTCTTTTATTCCTTTTGTCCACTGCATTACTAATGTATCGTCGGTTATGCCTTGTAATGCATTAGTAGGTGTGGTTGGTCCAGTATCAGTTTTTGTTTTTACGTCATCAGTTTTTACATTTACGTCATCAGTTTTTACTTTTGTCTTCTCTGATGTTTCTTTTGCAACCTTTTTTTCCAGAGCTTTAAGTTCAGCTCCAAGTGATACTCTGAAAGATGAACCATCTGCTAATCTTTCCGGTAGTTTAGCTATAAGTTCGTCTAGTTTAGCACCTTTTAACTTACCCGAAGTAACACTCTCCAGTATTCTTTTTAATATGCTCGCATTAAAACTGACACCACTATCAGCTACAATCTTTTGAGTTCCTTTAATTGTTTGTGTGTTAACATCTTTAGCTAATCTTCTAAATATGTTGTCTATTTTTTTACTGGATGTCCTACTCAATAATTGTGATATTCTATTAGATAGTTGTTCGGCCGCTTCTTTTGATAGGTTTTTACCAAAAATTTTGCTTAGATATTCGGTGAACTCTCTTGATAATTGTTCATTTAGTGGTGTGTCTATTCTTGGTTTAAGCCCCATTATTTGACGAGCTCTATCTATTTCTGTTATAAGTGTATTAATCATAATTATTTTTTTACCACAAAGGGTTAGCTTTCCCTCTACTTGTTTGGTAGGAGTCTGCCCATTTACTATTTATTATTTGGTTTGCCATTCCTCTAGTTATTCCTGTTTCCCATACTCCAAGTGATGCTGTACCAGCTCCTGCACCATCATCTGATTCTCCAGACTCTGTTCCCGCATCTTGTTCCATAAATTCACCTGGTGCATAACTATCTTCTGGTCCGTCACTATAAAAGTCATACGCTGAATTTTCTTTAGAGTAGTTGGTTTCTGGTTCAGTAAATCCTTCCCCCTCTAATTCTGGTTCAGAACCTAAAGCTCCTTTACTTGTAAAACTATACTCACTTGCACCATCTGTATCGGCATAACCACCTTGTAGACCGGACATAATATCTTCATTTAATGGGTTACCATCAAACATTATTTCCTTAACTCTATCTATATTTTCTTGTAACGAATCACACATATGTATACTATATAAATATAAATACCGAAAAAGGTGGAATAATCCACCTTTAAATCAATAATTCAACACCTGTCTATTTTGGTTTACATATATAGATAAACCTTCTTTAAGTTGTGATTCATCTATGTCGTTTTTTAATGTGATAATTTCCATTCCTTCATCACCCTCATCAAACCATTCTCTTTCGTTAAAAAGGTCACACACCACTTCTAACTCTTCCATAGGTATTTCTAATTCATGTTCACCACACATGTCATCTTCACATAGTGTGAATTCCACAAATATTGTTGCTCTATCATTATATATAAAGTGGGAGTGTATTTCTTCAATAACCATAATATCTTTTTTAGATTAAATATATGGTATTAAAGAAAAGTCTTACAGTCTACGTGATTTTAACCAAAATATTTCTCTACCTGCTCTAGTTTCTAAGGCTCTTAATTTTTGTTTAGATTTTTTTAAATCTAATTCTGGGGATTTTTCTAAATCACCCATCAAAAATGATGTAAACTCTAAAACATCAGCATTTAACTCTTCTACGTATTGTACTCTATCTTGTAATTGTTCTATTTGGTCTTGTTGTAAAGCAACAATTTCTTCAGGTGATAAAAGTTTTTCTAACTCATCTTCAATGCCTTCAATATCATCTTCAGCATCATAAATGTCATTATCAGTATTAATCATATTAGCTTGGTCCAAAACTCTAAGAACCTCATCATCAGCAGTTTCTTGTTCAAGTATATTTTTAAGTACTTTGGTTAACTGTTCTTCAGAAATTTTAATTTTTTTCATTTTTTGTTTTTATTATAAATATATCCTAATATTTATTTGGTTGAGTGGTAAAAATTTTTTATTTTTGTTGTGTGAAAGAAAAACTTAAAAAATACAAGTTAGTTGGTGTTAGTCTGTCGGACCACGAAAAATCTGTTAAAGTAGGCAAACTTAAACAGAAGGGTTTAGCAGAAGACGCTTACTGGAGTATGGGAAAATCATATTACTGGATAAAAAGAGGTAATAAAATATAAAATAAATACTATTATGGGACATTGGGAAGACTTTTGGTGGGAAACCAGCCAATCTATAAAAGAAAAAGGTTTAGAAAAAGAATTTGATGCTCAATTAAAGAAAATGAGTAGTCAAGATAAACATAAATATAAAGATACACGTTCTAGGTGGTCTTATGCTTTAAATAAAGTACTTCAAAATAACGATAAAAAAATAAAATCTAGTTAATAAAAAAACCCTGACCGTCGTCAGGGTTTTTGCAACTCTTAAATAATTTAAACTCCGTAATTAGTTTCCATCTTTTGGTTGCGGGAAAAAACTTTCACTAATTTGCAACCGGTTTAATTATTTAACCTTTTGTCTTGTTAGAATTTGTACGATAAACCAAGATTGAAAGTGCCCTCTCTTTCTCCGTTTTCATCTTCTTTTAATCCCATACTATAGTTTGGTTCAACATTAAGACCTTTCCATACATTATAAGAATAACCAACACCAACAGTTAAGTTGTCCATTGTTTCTTCTGTAGGAGCTTGAACAGACACGTATGTGTTTGCGTTCCAGTTGTATCTCCCCCAAAGGTCATAGTTATCGTCACCTTCTGCATCTACACCATTTTTTAGTAAACCTACTGTCCAAGTATCATTTAACGCATAACCAAAACCAATGTTTTGTGTTATTTTGTCCATAGTTTCCTCTTGGTCACCATCGTAAGTTGTTACTACCATAAAATTTTGTGCTGAAGCAAGTAATGTTGATAATGCTATAGCGGATGTTAAAAATATTTTTTTCATTTTTTAATTTTCTTTTTTAACTTTTATATTTTCGAATTGTTTATATAGATGCTCAAAAATACACATCCTTATTTTTACTTTTTATTTCTTAGTAAAAAATGATGCTAGTAATACCAATACTACTAAACCAACGAACCCACCATTTCCTAAAGAATTGATAAGGCTAGTCAAGTTAGCTACAACATCCATGTTGAAAATAGCACCACCTGTCAATACAAACCAAAGAATTGATACTGGAATAACGGCCATTAATATTGAGCCTAATCCACCAAAAAATCCTGTGATATATTTGATTACTGAATCCATAATTTTTTTGTTTTTTTTTAAATGTTTATATCACATAAGTTCCGGTTAACTTAGTGATGATTATACCTTCTTTAACATATGTTTTTAAAGGTTCTTACAATACATACGTCTTTTAATTAAAAAGTCAATAAAAGTTATAAAATCCTGGTTTTTGGTGTAAAAATGGGTATTATTGGTGTCATTAGGTACACATCTTACGATATATCGTACTTGATTTTTAAGGGTATTTAACATATTTTTATTAAAAATAGCTTATGAAACTAAAAATATTAAAGGAACAGAATAAAAATTATAACTTAAGTGTCTTAGATTTTATAAGACTTTTAGACCCTAGTAAGACTGGCAAATTTCTCCAAATTTTATTAAACGAATTAAAGTCTTATGATAATTCTATTGCTGTTTCACAAGGTAATGTTTGGGAATTAAGTAATCAGGTTGAGGTGTCTACTGGTGTTAATGAGGAAATAATAAACTTATTGATTGAGTGTCTGGGTGGTGTGGATATTATTAATGACTTAGAAAAATTTGAGGTGTTGTGTGAGGAAAATTTAATCACTATTAAAGATATACAAGAATATAAATCTTTAGGTGAGATATCTTTGGCTGTAATAGATGCTGAAGAAAAAAGAAAGGGAACTTTGCCAAAAAAAAATATTATTTTAGATAATTCTGAATACCTAGTACTTAAACCTTTAAACATATTTGCTTCTAGAAAATATGGTGCATCCACTAAATGGTGTACTTCCAGTAAAGAACCTAAAACTTTTTATGATTACTCTAATAAAGGGATACTACTTTATATATTATCAAAAGAAAATAATAAAAAATGGGCTGTATATTATGATTTAAAAGATAAAGAACTGTCTTGGTGGAACTCTAGAGATATCTTAACTGATGGTTATCTGGTGGATTTACCTGAAAAACTAAAAAAGGATGTGTTAAATTACATTTTAAATGAATCCAACCCAAACAGTCATTATTTCGATAAAGAGACTAAATTACTGTCTGAACAAATTTTAATTGGTGTTGTGGATGAGGATGGTCAATATAATGAAGTTTTAGCTACCCCAGAACCATTTACTGGTATATGGCGTAATGGTGTTAATGGTCCTACCTGGAATCCAGGTGAATATGCGACCACAAGTACTGAAGATAGAATAGATGGTTTGGTTAATAAAACATTAGAGTGTCACTACACCATAAAAGCTTTAAATGAGGGTGGTAAAATTATTAACTAATATAATACTTTAACTTTTCTTCGTATATATATCCTGGTTGAACTCCTTGCATAGATTCTTGTACTTCTCCGTTTTTAATAATTGTTACGTTTGGTATCCCTCTAACTCCATATCTCGCAGCTAAAGATTTCATTTGGTCAACATTAACTTTTAATATATTATTAGGGTATTGCTCTTTTAATTTATCAATCGTTGGTGTTAACATTCTACACGGTCCACACCACGGAGCCCAAAAATCCACCAAAATAACTTCTTCATTTTTTAGTTTTTCATTAAAAACTTCTTCATTAATTATATCCATTTGTTTTATTTTATATTAAGTATACTAGATTTATTCACATAATAAATAGTCAATAGGTTTTGTTATGTCAATAACTTTTATTATCTTTGTAGTATGAAAAAACAATAAATAATTCACTTAATTTGTAACTACAAAGATAAATTTTACGTATATAATAATACCAACCAAAAGTTTAACCTACTAAATAAAATAAAATGAAAAATCTACTAACAACACTACTTTTAATACTAACCATAACATCATATGGACAAACTAAATTAGATTCTCTTATATTTGATATGGTGAACGAATATCGTGTTTCTAACGGATTAACTGCTTGGGTTTGGGACGATAATACTTTTTTAATCGCAGAAAAACACAATGAGTATCAAGTAAAAATATCTGATATTTCACATAAAGAATTGCAGGATGTTGAAAACCATAAAGAAGTTAGTAGGTTAGCTCATCGTTTTGATTATGTTTTTACAGATTGGATGCGTTGTGGTGAAAATATAGCTGTTGTTAATACATTAGATTTATCAGTAGAAGAAATTGCGACTACTACATTAGAAATGTGGATTGCTTCACCACCACATAACAGAACACTTTTACAACCAACTAAATATGAATATGGTGCTATTAGTTCACATAGTAGTACAAAATGGTCACGTTCTAAGTACTCTCACAGTAATAGTTGGGTTTATGTTACCTTAAATGTTTATGGGGGGTCTTTACCTAATTAGACATCCAGTTTGTATTGTAACTTGCCATATTATTGTTTACTACATCGTCAATAAGTGGTCCAGTTGCAATACCTACAGCCCATCTTCCACCACCTCCACCACCAGAAAAGTCAGGACACTCCATACCCCCTAGTTTTTTCTTCTTTGGACTTTTATTAATCCGTCTAGTTGTAAATTTAAATGGGAATTTTAATCTTGTGGTATATTTCTTACTATATTTTTCTTTAGGTACAAACTTTATTTCCCATTGACGTGTAGGTGAAACAATTTTTACATCTTCGAAAGTTCCTGGTTCACCTGGCTTCTCATCAGAGTCACCTTCAGGTGGATAAACCTCAATTCCTAAATCTACCATACAATATTTATACTTATCGTAGTTTGGACAGTTAAATCTACCTTCATCATCTGGTTTACAGTTTTCTAATGGGTCACCGTAATTATCTCTATCATCTTCATTTGTTGTTGCTGAAGGTCCACTTCCTTTTGCCATAGTAAAAGGTGATGGTGGGTTTGGTCCACTTGAACCGTCATTATTATAACCACTACTGTCTATCTGTGGTTCTGGTAATGTTACCCCTATTTTTGCAAATGCGTTATCAATATAAGTTTCTACTGATTTAGCTCTTGCGTCGGATAGTTTCTGGAATGACCAACTTTTAACCGCTCCTCCATTTCTAGCCCTACTTGCTGATGTCCAAATTTTGTATGATGTTATTTTATATTCGACTCCAGGATTTTCTTTTAAAGATTTTGCAAGAGTGGCAACCGCACCATTAATTTCATTTTTTAAGTCTTGGTGTAATTCTGTACTATTATTAACGAATGGTGTGAACTCTTTATCTTGTACACCCATTAATTGTAACCCTAAATCTATAGAACAAGATTCGGTAGGTTCTTCTCCTTCTGTCTCTATAGGGTCTAGATTTATAATTTCATCTGGACCTTTAACATTTCTTAAGTTTATTTCAGAAAAGAATTTTTTAAGTAATTTAAGGTCTGATAATTTTGCTGCACGTTTTTTATTTCTTTTCATTTCTCTCCATTTCTGAAAATACTCTTTAAACAACAGAAATAAACCTCGTTTGTCCTCTTCTGTCATAACCCAACCTTTTTCATTATAAGCTTTATCTTCGTTTTTCCACCTTTTTTTAGATTTCCTATCTAACTTTTTATAAAAAGCTTTCATAAGTTTAGATGTGGAAGCTCTTAAATCATCAAAATCCTCATCTCTTTGTTCTGTATTTTTTAGTCTGTCATTTTTCCATTTTTCCTCATATCTTTTATCACTAGCTATTTTTTGTACAGTCCACTTTTCTAAAGCTGTATCATATTCTTCTTTATTTCTTGCAAACATAACTCGTTCACGCAAGTCTAAAGCTTCAAATTCCGCTACACCCAAGTCTAATATCCTTAACGCTTCACCCAACAAACTTTTATAATTACTCAAAGCACCATAACCTCTTTGTTCAGGGTCTGCATTTACTTTTTCTTCAAATTTAGGAATGTAATCTTGTAATAACTTTATATAATCTTCTAGATACGGATTTTGTAATTCTTTTACTCCTGGCAAACCACGGTATTTATTTTTAATAGAAGGTGCTTGGTCAATACCATAACCATCTTTTAATTTTTGTAACAACTCACTGTCCTCTTTAGACCACTCATCACAACAACCTGGTGCTGTACTACCGTCAGGCATACCGTTATCGTCTATACAAGGACATTCCTTTTCTCTTTCTATACCCATTACAAAATCGGACTCTTTTTGTTCGAATATTAAATGGTTTAGTCCCATTATTTCTCTGTTTCTATTTAATTCTTCTAAAAGCTGTTTTTCCATTTTTTATTTTTTTAATTCCAAAGTATTATTATATCTTTATCTGTTAGGTCTATTTGTACTGATGTAGGTAATATCGTGTGATACCTCATTTTGTCATCTTTTTCATCCATATAATACCATTTATCTGGGTCATCACTCTTAAATCCACCCATATCATCCACTATTATTTCTATACGTTTCTCAGTTTCAACTTTTGTGTAGTCTTCATCGAAAATTTCAATAACCACTTCAAGTTTTACACTTGTTGTGTATATACTAATATCTTTGATACCCCAACTTCTAATATCCATATCATATCTCCAATTTACTTCACAGTCCATATATGATATATCAAAATCTCTACCTTTATATTCAGGGAAATAATCACCCACACCAAATAAGTCTACATCATCTATTTTGGTCGTAAATGAGTTTGGGTCATCAGAAAAATTTCTTTGTTCTTTTACAATGCTTTCGACAACTTGTGTAAGTTGTGATTCCGATAATTTTATTTTTTTAATCATATAATATATTTTATTAGCTGCTAGCAGCTTTGCTATATAATAAATATAAGCTATATGACTATAATTTATTATAATTTATTATTATAATTAATTTATGAAAAATTTAATTACTTGCCTAATAATCTTTGTTATTGCTCAGACAATGGTTTGGTTACAATTAAATGGGCAATTTGTGTGGGATTCTTTTAGGAAATATGAGTGGGTCCTTATATTATTTGGTTTACCGATTAGTTGGTTATTTTTGGAAGCTACTCGTTATGGGGTGGCTGCTTTTGACGGATTATTATGGCCTCAGAGATTCTTAGCCTTCGCGTGTGGGATTGTGATATTTAGTTTATGTACTTGGTTATTAAAAGGTGAAGGTATTAATACAAAAACACTCATCTCATTGTGTCTTGCGACATCTTTAGTTTTAATACAAATCTTCTGGAAATAAACTGTAAGTTACTCACTATTTATATATTATGGATACTAACTTTAAAGACATTATTTTAAGTGAAGGTTATGTAGGTAATATGTTAACTAAAGAACTACCTAAAGAACTCGATAATACTTTATTTACACTAATGCATATGTTAGGAGGATTCAGTAGTTCAGATGTTATTTCTTTTGCAAGAAATGCAAACTATAGGGAACGTAGACTACTAAATAAGATGGTTAATGACCTTAATCTTTATGAAAAACCTTTTGATAAAGAAAAAATTAAAAACTCTTCTAGATATCGTGCTCTAACAGTATTTCTTAAGGTAATAGGTGATTCTTCTAATATTAATGAACAACACACTATTAGTCACGAATTACCCGAAGATTTAGACAACCAATTATATTTTCTATCGTACTACATTGGTGGTTTTACAACCTCTGATGTTGGTCGTTTTGTTAAATCCTCTACTGATAAACAAATTAGAAAGTTAAGACGTTTACTTAACAGGATTCCTTCAGACCAATATGAATTAGTTTCATTAGCTGGTATGCACGACTCCATATATGAAAGTCCGGATTATCAAAAACTAATATCTTTAATCTTGGGTAGATTAACTGAAGATGTACAGTATGACTGGGAGGGGTATCCCACTACAGACACTAACCCATATTTTACTAGATATGTGACACCTACCCTAAAAAAACAAATATTTACTTACTGGGACAAACATGGTATTTGTTATGATTGTTTAAAATATTTTGGTATTGACGTGGAAGACCCTGGTCCTTTTGACGATATTGCTGACATAATATACCCTGTGTTGTACATAGAGTATTTGGGTGGTGTGGAAAATACTGAATTTGGGAAACTGGGTTATTCTAGAACTAATGAAGGTGGTTGGGCATACTTAAAATTTAAAATAGAACCTATTAGATATGATTACCTGTTTGACGAAAGTGAAAGTTTTGGTGAACAAGGTTACTCTTGTTGGGACATTAGAATTCTTATAGATAAAGATAGTGACTTGGATTTGCCTGTTAACCCTGAATTTATTGACAACGACTATTCACCTTTTATACAAGACTTATTTCCAGAAAGTTCAAGAAATAAATTATCTTCTTTTAGGAATTACAATGAGGACCAACAGGAAACTATAGAACTATTATGGGAACATTATGTGGATAGTGTTGATTTTACACATACATTCTGTCAGGTTGAGGTTATTTTAGTTTAACGACCTACTTTAGAAAACATTCCTTGAAAAATTTCTTCGATAGCCCCTATTACGGCATATTGGTCTTCACCCCAGTTAGATTTATGTTTATCTATAATTTTATCTACAACAAATCTTAAATCTTTTTCTAGTAAATCCCATTTATCTGGGCCTTCATTTTGCCACCAGTTATCATCTTCGTTAATTTTATTAACAATTTTTTTTAACTGTTCTTCTGATATGATTATTTTTTTTGCCATTTTTTATAAGGTCTAATATAGTAATGTTTAAAAAAGGTGTCTATCTTTTCCCACCCTAATTTTTTTCTTAATTTATTTTCCCATATTGTTAAGGGACAAACCAATACTGGTGAAAATATTAAATGTAGAATCCAAGTATTAACCGGTAACCATACCCAGAAAGGTTCCTTTAATATTAATAAAGGAGCTGAAACTAAAAATCCTATAATACCTAAATGGTGGAATAGGACCAAAAAGTATAGCATAATTTTTAACATTATACCAATACTTTTTGTTTTTTACTCTTTTCTTTTTCCTTAGATAGAGATTTTACGGTTTTAATTAATTTTTCTAACCTATCATTAATTTCACTGTATGTCATCTTTTTCATATTTTATTTTATTTAGTAAGGATTTTTCTTAGTATATCCTAATCTCGTAAATGATGTATTAGTTCTTTCTGTAGTACATTGACCTACATTAACTTGTAATAACAATTCTCTAGTTAAATAAGCTAATGGACTATCCTTATATACGTTAGTTCCTGTAATATTATATAATGGATACCAAATTTCGTCAGCTGAACAATCTTGTTTACACACTTCTACAGTTAATGGTCCTGAAGTAGTGTACTCATAAGACCACTCACCTTTTTGTTTTGTTGTTATTACACTAGAACAACACATCGGTATTGGTGAATATTCTCTTCCTTCACCTTCAAACACAACACCATTTACTTGTTGTCCTGGTTCACACCACATAAATCCTGCACAACCACTATTTAAACAACCTTCTAAACTATCGTAGAATACTCCACTTGATGGTTTGGTGTCTTGTGGTATACAAGCTTGTTGAGTTGAACCGTCCACTGGGTTAACTGATGATGCACATGCATAATAAGTTATTTTACTATCTACATTACAATTCGAACTTGTGTATATACAATCATTAGCCGTGTAAAAATCTTCACTTTGTCCAGTTTCACATTGTACACAACCCGAATCACTTAATTTATATCTTATACTTTTGTCAACTGATTCACCAACCCCACGAGGTTTAGTAACCTCTTTTACAATCTCCTCCGATTTTTCAAATAAAGTTTTTGTGGTAGTTATAGCACTAGCTTCAACATCAAAATCACCTCTTGCTAATGTTAGGTCTTCACCTTTTTTATCTATAAAATCTTCTGATGCTATATGAGCAACCATATGGTTAGGTGAACAATTACAATTTACTTCATCCCAATGCCATCCCCAAGGACATGGTTGTGTATCACATACACATCTACATGCGGTATAACTCCAGTGATACCCTGGAATACATGATACGTTTGGTTGACATGGTCCATGTGGATTACATATAATTTCCGCCCATCCAAGTGGACATTTACATGGATTTGCTGTTGGTGACATTTGTATTTGATGTCCTTGTTTATTAACACAACATTTTTTACATGGACCTGGAGGGCAACAAATTGGGTCACAAGCTGCTTCTGTAGGATATTGACCGCTAGAACCTAATACTGGATAACAATGACACAAACTATGGTCACAAATACATGGTTCTTGGTAAATCTTTATAACAGGGTTAGATAAAGGTGTGTTAGGTAAATTAAAGTGAATATTTATTTTCTGCATTACAGTACCAAGAGTATCTGACATACTAATGGTGTTTATACCGGCTACATTAATACATTGACCGATAAAGTATGCCCACACGTACATTGGTTGTGGACTAACAACCTCACATTTGAAGTATGATATTCTCCATTGTGGGTGTGAACCACCATTAGTACTAACATAACACTGACCTGGTTGTGGACTGGTACCTTCAAAAGATATCTGGTCCAGTGTTGTATATTGTAAGTTATTTGATGAATTTGATATGTGGTTAAGTGCTGTTAGTTTATCAAAGACTCCAGGCCATGGCAAATAATGTACAACAGCGTCACAATTATCAGCTTGTGAACCCACATCACAATTCCATGTGATAACACATCCTGGTGGGTTTGCTGTTGGTGATTGGTTCTGACAATCTGCTAATGCAGTAACTCCTGTATATGTTCCAGTACCGTTTCCTGGGTCTATACACCCAGCTATACTTAATTGTGGATTTATTTGACAGTTGTATGTTACAGGTACTGTTATACCTGAAGCACATGACATTTCACTTGCCATAGCAGCTGGCCATTGTATGTTGTCCGCCCCATAAACTTTTTTTGTTACATTATTAGTAAATTGTATAGGTGTGTTATGTACTGGTGTTGGTGCAAACTGTAGTACTGGTGTTTGTAGTAACTCATAAACTCTCGCGTCATTAGTTATACCATATACAATATTAGTGTCAGCATCAATAAATAAAGAATCAAAGAAAGTTGTTCCTGTAAGAATTGATGATGGGATTACAGCGTCTTGTATTAAAGTACCAGTAGCTGTAAACTTACCTACTTTTTTAGTGTTTGTGGTTCCATATAATATTATAAACATGTTATTTGAACTCCCTAAACTTCCAGTATATAGTAAATCTCCAGTACAATGTGTACCACTAGGTAGTGTAAATAATGTTGTTAGGATACCAGTATTTGTTGATATGTCTATCGTTTGTACTTTTGTATTTGCACAAAGTAGTTTATCAGTCGCGTAATAGGTAAGTCCTTTACCAATACCATATGCCGGTACATTAATAGTTCTATTATATGAAACGGAGAATGGTGACATAACCATGTCATATTCTCTTATTTGTGTACCACCACCTGTTACAGTATAAATCCATATTTTATTATGTGTTGCTGCTATATCGTTTGTATCATAAGAATTATCACTAAATAAATGTGTTGCTACATCTGTTTGAACATTGTAGTGTAGGATACCTTCATCATCACCAACAATTAAAACATCACAAATACCAACACTTGGTCCATCACAACAATCATTTTCACATTGTGATAGGTCTCCTGCGTGGTAGGTACCTGTATGCCCTGTACCGATAACCTTAATACAATCACAATCTGTACAGGCTGTCGCACATTGTGTGTATGTAGTATAAGGTCCTAATGGGTCTGTAAAACACGTATATGTTGACGGATTACAATCCCAACAAACTGGTAGTCCACATCCTTGACCAACATAATTACAACAACTATTCCAACCAGCATTAGTGGTTCCCAGTGTAGTACCGTCACAATTTACTGTAGCTGTTGGGTCGTAGTTGGTGGCTGTTGCATCTGTACACCCTATCGCTAATCCAGTAGGGCATCTTGTTATTAAACTTTTATTTATTAAATAAACATCATTAAATATATTAACTCTATTTGGTGCGTTATCTGGATATGCTAATGGGTTAACTACTGTTTGTAATCCCATAGCTGCTGAATTAAGATTATCCTCAAACCAAGGTCTAGCATCAGCATAAGTTACTAAGGTATTAGGCATCCCACAACTATATAAGAAATTTCGTATACTATCCCAACTTCCCGAAGCAAGGACGTTGGTTGTTCTTGTGCCAAAACCACTTACAGGGCTAGTTATATATTTTTCTATTAATTCAAACCCAGCAAGAAACATTACGTCAGTAGTTTCTGGTATTACAGTTGTTGTTGTATAATTACCAGTACATAAAGAGAATCCCTGACCCTGTCTCGTTGTAGGTATATTATTGTCTTGTGGGTATATGTTATATAGTGTGGTTGATATACCGGCATTTACTTGAGCGTTATAGTAATCTTGATTTGTATATGTGTTCTGAGCCTGTGCAAGAGCTAATAGCTGTGTCAGAGACATAGAAGTTGTAAATCCACCAGCATAACCTTCTGTGGCAGCAACTAAGTTAAACCAATCTACTAGTTGTTGGAAATTCCAACCAACATAAGTCCCACTTCCAGGTATAACACCAGGTGAACCCCAACCATTTCCACCATTCCACACTAGTGGGCCATAAGTTACATTAGTAGGGTCACCAAAGTTGTAAATATGTACTATTAAAGGTACTTTTAAACAAAATCCAGGATTATTTGGGTCTGGACACTGATTTGTAAGATTTGGTGAACACTGAGTACTAACGTGATGTGTGTTAAAATTGACTGTTGGTCCATATAAATTATTTACTGCGTCTGGTACGGACCCATAAGTTAATATATCTGCATTTGGTAAGTATGTTGGAGAAGTTACTAAACAAGAACAGGTAAATACTGTTGTAGTGCTTTCCCCACTACATTTACAACCGGTACCTCTTAATTCTTCTTGGTATACTGGTGATGTATTTGTTTGAAATGGGTGTGGGTGAACTGATGTTAATGATGAATGTCCGGTAACAGGTACAACTATTATACCGTCTGTAAAGTCGTTAACTGATTGATTTGACATTTTATCATAATACGGGTGAGCTTGAGATATATATTGTGAAAATGTATGTACATCAACATAATTAGTTGTTAATGCTAAGGTTTGACTTTGATTCCACCCTTGTGGGTCGTCCCATAAATCAATAGGTGAAACAATTAAATTTCCGTTACTTACAGGTTCATTTAAACCCCTAAAACCACAATAAGGTAATTGTACATCATCTGGAAGTATTGGAATTACGTTATTGTCAGGGTATACCCAACCTCCCGAACCAATACTGGAAGGTATAAATACTTCTGTATTTCTACCAGCCCATAATAAACTGTGTGGACCACAACACTCTTCCCAAGCACTAGGATTTCCTGTATTTGGCGTTACCACATTTCCAAGTAAACAATTACTACAGTTATTTGTTGTGCCCGCTGTAAAGTCATTAGCATTCGCTGCTGGTGTTTGCCAAAATGTGACAGCTATTCCATTAGGTGGTGGAGTATATGGGGCTGTAGTGTAAACACAACTACCACCACAAGGACTAGTTGGTGGGCAAACAGTACAAGTACCATTGTTGTACATTGTTTCATCTATAATCTCTAATACCTTATAGCATGCTACTTGACCTTGACCAGCATTAGAAAAAGTATCAGTATATGTAAACCAGTCTCCTACATTTGGGTATATCCCGTGAAGGGGTTGACCTACATCCCAACTTTCATTAGAGAAGTAACAACATGACCGTAAGTTAGGTGTATCTGGCACACAATTACCATTATTATCTATGTATTTACTGAAGACATAGGTTCTAAAACCTAGTCCGGGTACATCAACTTTTATACTATTCCAAGACATTATCTATATATTTGTTTTATTTTTATTTTTATTAATTAACATACGCAACCTTCTCCATATAATCTAAATTCACCATTTAATTGTGCAAATCCTACTGTTGCTTGTCCTATCGCAAAATTAAGTTCGTATGGTTGTGTGTTTAACATATTTTCTAAACAACCAGTAAGATTTTGTAAACTAGGTGATGGATTTGCTGTCCCTCCACCAAGTTGTACACAAACTTCAGGATAGTCAGTAAGTATTTGACCTACAAGTGATGCGTAAGTAGTGTGTGGTGAAACTATTATTGCCCCAGTTGTTCTATGTACAACACCTATTCCAGTAGGTTTCCACCATTTACCGTTTGGTGATGAACAATAAGTAGATATAATATTTCCAGTTAATAATGATTCTGGACTTAAAGTTGTTGTATCCATTTTATAATTTTGTAAATCTTGTTCCTGCATATTGTATCTACCAGTAACCGAATTTAAATAAACATCGTATGGTGAATATTGATTTTCAGGATTACCAAAAAAGTCTATAATTACATTACCTGGTTGTTGTTTTTGTGCCCATTGCCACATATTAGCTGGTGGTACACCAGTATTCGCTATATTCACATTAGTACGTGGTTGAAGGTTTAGATATCCACCCGCTCCGTACAGGTATTGTAAATTACCATAAAACTCTAAAGGTATTTGATTGGCACAATTAGTAGAACTAATTTGATTACACGCCCATTCATAACAAACATCTTCACAATCCTGTAGAGCAGTAGTACCAACAAATGTACCATAACCACCTCCTGGGTCAACACACCCATTTATTGTACAATCATAACTTTCTTCATCTACATCACAACAAGGTGGTATACAAGATGCGTATGTTGGGTATTGCCCTCCTGGTCCAGCAACTTCTATACAAGTACAATCAACTACAGTACACTCACACTGGTTACTTACTGAACCAATACCTGGCCATGGATGTGTTGGTGTGTCCCACGTAATACCCTGGTTAGGGTCAGTATCCAACATCATATTCTGTACGTCAGTTAAAGTCATACCAATAAAGAATGGTGTTAGTGTAGGTTGTGACCCATTTCCTGAAGTTTGGTACGCATCATTTAAGTAGTTTATCACATCATTCCAATTATTAGCGATTGGTGGTTGAGCTTGTAGTGGGTCGTATATACCAAACGGATTACCTAAATTAGGGGCTTCCAAATGTCTATAAAAATAACCGGTTTGTGGGTCTATGCAAGAGTTCGCTCCCACACCAAAGTTAGTATTCATTAACCAATATAAATCTACAAAATCTACAAATGGGAAGTTTGTAAGAGAGTAGTTAAGTGCTGTCAGTGAGTCCATTGGTACACCAGGATTCATTTGAATTGTTCCAGCTCCACAATTAGGAGAATCTACACCAATAACTTCTTCCACTCCAGGAATACAATTCCATGAGGTCTCTCCGGTACAATTTATTATACAGTCATTCCATGTAGGTTCTATACCGTATGGCACATATAAACAAGTACCTATTGTTTGTGGGAAGACTGGTGGTGTACATTCCCACCCCATTGGTGGTGGTGGACAACATAGTGGTTGACACGCTTGTTGTGTTTGGTATGTTCCTCCACCAGAAAATAACTCGTAACAATAACATGGTTCCGAACTACAACAATTGTGAGTTTCAATAACACAACCAAGACCTGTACCCCCTATTTGAGTATCTATTTTATCACAAACAAGTAATACACTGTCGGATGGATTAAATGACACCCCTGCTGTTGTCGCTGCCCCAGAAAAGGTTTGCCACGTATTATAGGTTTGACCACCATTTACATTAGGGTGTGATATATTTGAGATGTATTGGTATGGCCAGTAGTCTTGTGTTCCTGGTGTATTCCAATAACAGTCGGTCCAATTTATTGCTGCCCCTATATTGGCTTGTACTTGTGCCCAAGTTAGTGGGTTAATACCTGGTAAAGTAGGTGTTGCGATAACAACTTTTGATAAACCGAATTGTGTGTTAGCTGAATTAACTCTCCAGTGTTCTAAAGCGTTAAAGTTGTCATTATACATACCTAAGAAATTTCTATCTGTACATATAGGTGTATAAGGGGTACTGTTTTGACAATTCCATGACGTACCGGAATTACAACAAATTAATTGACATTCAGTTTGTGATGTATATGTACCACTACCATCTAATAATTCAATACAATTACAAGGTGTGTTAGTACAAATACATTCTGTTTTACCGTATTCAATGTATGAAGAACAAAAAGCCGAATAAGATTGTATTTGTGCTTCTATAGCTGCTGCTGGCATACCAGCTATCAAACCTAATACAGGACCATCTGGTGCTGGATAAGTTTGTAGGGCTGTAATAAAACTTGCCCAACTTGTATAGTTATTTCCTTGTATAGCTGAATTATTTAATGTTATTCCTGTTAATTTCCATAATTGACCACCGTTAGGTCCCTCACAACCATCTGTACCAAATGGTGGTGCAGTAGACTCATACTGGTAATTACTAAATGTGTCCGTAGGATTATTAATAGCCATATAGTCATAAGCTATAGCTGTTGTTGGGTATATTGATGGTATTAATGTTAGTCCGTCACAAGTGTTTGCTTGTGTAGTTGTTTGACAACTCCACGTGGTAGCTGTTGCTCCAGTACAACAAACTTCTGTTGCTGCTGTAGAAGATGTGTAAGCCCCGTGTGTTTGTGCTGGAAGAGGTAACTCATCTATACAACCAATTAAACATTCTTGTGAATCACATGTACACCATTCCCAATTAACATAAGCGTGTGGTCCTGCATTACTTAATACATCTTGCCAACTACTATTATACGTTAATGGTGGTGATACACTACCTACTTGATTTAAAGCATCAATAAATGTTGCCCAAGTGTAGTATTGACTATTTAAACCTAGGATTGAGTGGGATACTGATGTGATTCTAGCCCAATGTCCTGCTGTAGCCACACATGGATTATTAGGTAATGGTTGGGTTGCCGATATAGTAGGACTAGGATTAAAGTAATTTCCTGTCATATCCCACCTTAAATTACCAAATTGTGTTGTATGCCAACTAGGGTTATTTGCGATAGCTGTCAATTGACCGTCAGTATCGGAACTGATTATTCCTGTTGATATTGCGTTTAGACAATTAGCGTTAAATGTCATTCCATCACCAGTGAAACAATACCAATGTTCTTCACAAGAAGCTGTACAAGCTATTTCAGTTAAGTGTGTTGCTCCAGTATTAGGATATTCTGTACAACCAGTAACTGGATTAAGTGGTGGTAGTGCTGGTGTAACTATAGGTGTTGGGAAAGTTACTGTACCACAAGGGTTAGCACATTCCCAAGATTTACAATCTGCTGTACAAGCTGAATAAGAAGCGTCTGTACCTACAGTTTGGGATAGGGTATTATAATATGTTCCTCCCGTACCTATTTGTGCTATACAACCATTCCAAGTAGATAACGTACCATACGATTGGTTATATTCTTCACAATTCCATGATGTACATAATCTGTAACAATCACTACTATCTGTAAAAGTACCTCCGGTACCACCTAATGGATTAGGGTAATATGAACCTGATGGTGCTGATGTTAAACCGTTATGAGCAAACATTTGTGGGTTAGGGAAGTTATAGTCATGACATCCAGAATCAGTAGAACAACTATATGATAAACAAGGTGTCTCAAAGTTAGGGTTGTTACATTGGTCCCATGTCATAGTACCTACAGCTGATAAAGTACAACCAGTATCTGTACACGCGTATAGTTGTTGTGGTGGTACACAATTACAACTACAACAATCTAGAATTAAATTAGTACAAGTTTCACAAGAATATGGATGTGTTATTGATTGATTCCATAATGTTTCAGCTGAAACACAGCCTACTGTAAGACTAGAGCTTGTTTGTGTTAAGAATGTACCTAAATCTGATTGAAACTGAACTGAGTTAAATGGTAAAAAGTCTACATTATACCCCCACCCTTTAGCTGCTAAATGTCCAGTACCTGCAGAGTAGTATGGGTTTGTAACACTTAACATGTGTAGGTCAGCTATACCACATAATGCTGGTACTCCTCCTTGAAGCCCTCCTGAACCTGCTGTTCTAGGGTATGTAGTTGCTGAAAATGTCCCATTAGGTATTGGTTGGTCACCAGGTGTTATTGACGCGACAACTTGTAAAGCAAAAGTTTTTTTAGAATCTTGTTGTCCTTGATTAAAGATGTTTGAACATTCTATTGGGTATACAAAACCTTGTGTACTTCCACCAGACACTGTTACTGCAGCGTACGTACTTGTCCAAGCTGTATAATCTTCTGTCCATCCAGATGTTGGTTGGTAGTGTGAAACATTACTTCCACCAGAAAATGGTGGCATATTACCTATAATACCACTACCACCATGATATCTACCAGCACCATTATCTATATATGCTACACCATCCGCTTCATCAATAAAATTAATTATTAAAGTTTTTCCAGTTACTGATGTTGTTGGTGGTAAACCTTTAGTTGTTACATTACCTATACCAAATATACTTTGTGTTCCCGCTACCATATTGTCGTACCAATTACTAGCTTGTGCAGTTGTTGCTGCCCATTGTATAACTTGTAAGTTTTGTAAATTATTTAATAAATTAGGTGTTTGTAAACCATTCTTAACTGAACCACTATAAACTGAACTACCCCAGTCCAACCAACGTTCATCATCAATAGCAATGTGGTATGTGTTTCCTGTATGTCCTGGTATTGTGTTTATCCAGGCTACCAAAGAATTGTGTGCGTTTTGAACACAGTTAAGGGTTAAAGAAGAGGTGTCATAAAAAGCGTATATGTTAGTATCTGTACTTACATTATTTTGGTCACACCCCCAACCGAAACAAACATCTTTACATAATTGTTCAGTTAGGTAATTATTAACACCAACTACGAAATTACCGGCTTGTTCTACACAACCACCTACTTGACATTGGAACCATTTACAGGTCGTGTCTGCCGTACATGCAGCTTCAGTACTAAATGTGTGTGCAGTATTAGGATAAGAGGTACATGGTATTGATGGACCACAATCCCAAGAAACACAGGTGGCTGTACATGCACTCTCCGCTGAAAAGGTTTGTCCACTACCAATATGTTCAATACAAGCATTTTGTGTAAACATAACGTTTTGTGGTGTATAACTACACTGCCATGATGTACAACCTGTTTGACAATCTATAAGGTCTGTAAAAGTACCTCCGGTACCACCTAATGGTGAGTTATAAGAATCACAACCAAGTGTAGTACAACTCCATGACTGACATGATGCTGTACAAGCTGAATAAGTTTCATAAGTACCACCAGTACTGTTTAATATACATCCTGTAGAAGTACATTCATACATAGGACTACAAACATCTAAACAGTCGGTTTGAGATGAATATGGGAAACTAGTAGATGTAGAAGTTGCTGCTGATGTACAACCAGTTGCAACTGTAACTGTCCCTCCTTGAACAAAAGAATTTAAGTCGGTTTGGAATTGTGTAAAAGTATATGTTGGGAATTCTACATTGGTACCGAACCCCATTTGGTCTAATCCACCATATCCTGCATCCCAATAAGGATTATTAGTTTCTAATTCTGTTAAGTTTGCGATAGAACATAATCCAGGAACACTTCCACTTGCTCCACCCGCAGATGACATTCTTGGTGCCGTACCAGCTGACCATAAACCATTTAATGCGTATGGTAGTCCACTACCAGGATTAATGTATTGGTCCATATTACCACTACTGATGGACGCTAATACTGATAAAGCCATATGTTTGAATACCATTTTTGTACCACTACCCCAGTAGGAATAATTTACTGGTTTGGTTGGGTACACAAAAGTAGCTACACTACCATTATTAGTTTGTACATCATTCCATATTGTTAACCATCTATTGTAGTCGTTTTGGAATGGTGCTGTTGGTTCCATTTGATTTGCAGCAACCGCCGCAAAAGAAGGTGTATCACTGGCTATTCTATCAACATCATAGTATATTCCTGTATTACCTAATTCGTTATATGCCCAAGCTGGTCCGGAAGGCCAACCATCAGATTCATCAGCAAAAATTACGTTTAATACTGGAACACTATAATCTGGTGATGTAAAACTACCACCCGCGTAAGGTGGGAACCCTCTAAATGAATATAATCCGGTATTTATACCATTACCAGCAGTACTTACGTTAAATCCAGTAGGGAATGATGATGGGTCCATATTATCAAACCAATATGCACCATTAGGTTGTGATTGACCCCAAGCTATAACTTTCAACCATCTAGGAAATGATGAACCACCTAGATTAGCGTTCCAACCACCAGATACCCCATTAGGAGAATAAATAGGTATACCTGCTTGAGTTCTTAAACCATATGATGTTGGTTGTTGGAATGGAATCCCTGCCCAACCTAACCATCTTTCATTATTAATTGGTGTATGGTAAATTTTACCTGTCCACCCAGGTATTGTGGTGGTCCATTGCATTATGGCATCATGAGCTGTTGTTGTATTAGTAAAGCTCATAGATGTTGTATCGTAATATACGTATATGTCTGTATTTTGTGCTACACTTTGTTCATTACAAACCCAGGAAATACATGGGGTACTAGCTGTTGCAGCTGTACATGCTGTTAATGCTGCAGCTTGGGTTGCACCTGTAAATGTACCACCAGTACCGTAGTAAGGTATGTTGAATGGTTCACAAGTAGGGTCATCCCCCACACAAGATATTTCATAAGAAAAACAAGATGCTGTACATAAGGCTTGTGTTTCATATGTTCCGCCCGAACCTATTTGTGGTAAACAACCATTGGCTGTACAATTCCAAGTTTCACAAGGAGATTCTTGACATTGGGTTAGTGAAGTATAAGTAAAGTTTGTTGAGGTTCCTGTTATACACCCGTTTTCACCACAAAGCCAGTATGGTGGTATACAAAGTTCGTCACAATCATCCGCTACCGTAAAAGTGCCTGTCTGTCCAGTACCTGCTAATTCTAAACAACCAAAAGTAACACTATTACAAGAGTAAGATACACAACTTGCCGTACATGACTCAAGAGTACTAAATTGTCCTGCTGGTACGGTGGTAGATGAATATACTGATTCACAACCATTAATGGTACAATTATATGTATAAGAACTTGGATATACACAATCAACGGGTTGTGAAGCACCATTAAACGATAACAGTTGACCCCCAGTACATTCCATGGATGGTGAAGTATTGAAATTTGCAGCACCATCTAGATGAAACTTGTCCTGTAACTGAACACCTGCAGCCGTCCAGAAATAATATTGTACATCAATACCAAAACTAGTATCAACATTAATTGGTGTGTTTTCTACACCAAAGAAATCAAACTCTGGATGTGTAACTGCAGCTGAATATCTTTTTGGCATTTCAGGCGTCTGTCCATTGTCGGCTGCACCTGCCAGTAAGTAGTATAGTGTTGACGATGGTTCTTTAACTATAGCCGCAGACAGAATACCAGATGATGTTCCTACTGGAATTGCACCTGGTGTAGTCTGACTTCCCAATTGTTGTAGTCCTGCTGGTAATTGTTGTGCACAAGGTACGGAATTAACAATAAAATTATCTAAATCTACTACATATTTTACAAGTGATTTTCCTTGAGGCATTCTGTCGTCCCATAACTGAGGTTGGTCTGTGTAATAATTTATGACTGATACTGCTACGGTTGGTTGACCTCCTTGTGATGGGTCAGAAGCTATAAATGTTAAATCACCCTGTGATTTAACAGTTTGGAATTGGTCCGATATTCCGGTACTTGACGCTCCTTGTAGTAATGGGTAATTTAAATCAATAATTTTTTGGGCTACAACAGTATAAATTTTGTAGTCTGTTTCACGAGAACAAATCGCCCAACCCAACTCTAAATCTATACCCTGATTGGCTACATAGGCGTCTCTTGCCGATTGTTCAAGTTGGGCATTAGTTACATCAGTATATGTCCCCGAAGTATTATTATGTGGTGTAGCTCCGTAAGGATTAGCTGGGTTTTCTGAAGAAAAAATAGTTGGTCCTATGTAATTGTTATCTAATCTTACATAGTAGATATTACCCATTTTGTCATCCACTAAAACTTCGTTATCACTAATATAACCTATAGAGTGATATATACCCATCTCACCCTCCATAAAATTGGTCCCTAACATAGATTTTCCTAGAGGTACATCTACTTTTTGAGCACTTGCATCATTGGAGAGACCAATTAATTGTCCATATTCATCAACTAATCTGTATGTTCTGAATGGTTTTTTTTGGAATGAGGATGGGGTCTCGGAAGTGTATGAATAACTATATTGGTTTAGTGTTAGTGTTTGATAACCACAATTCGCTCCATTACCAGCAAAATCCATACACACACTACAGGAGTCTCCATTACCAGAATTATATTGCGGTCCTCCAGGGTTAGGAGCACCTGCACCAAGATGAACCTGGTTTCTACCTTTAATACCAACTGTACATCCAACCGTAAATGTACTATTACCCATACCAATATCAGGACTCCTATGAGGTATTGTATCAGCAAAGTACACATTATTATCTGTTACATCATAAGTCCATAACCTACTTAAAGGAGCACCAGACGTTGCAGTGTAACCTAGAGTTTCGTTACAAGGTAAAGCTGGTGTTCCATTACCACAGACATTTATGCCATCCCAAGTAAAAAGATTTAAGTGCTTAAGGTTGTCAATATATCTTGTTAGGGTAGCATCAGTATACCTAGGTTCTGTGTTATTAAATCCGAGAGGACCGAAATTTGAGTAGTTATTACCTCCAGGGCCGGTAGATGTTCCACCATTATCATTTACTAGAACCCAACATTTATTTGACATAGTTTATATTTGTTTAAATTTTATAGGATAGTATCCGTTATAAAATAAATATCCCAAACATTGAGTTTAGGATATTTTACAAATCAAACTTTTTCTTTATTTTAAATTTCTTCTAGTATTAAGTATAAATAACTGTTCCAAATTATTCCCGCGTGTGAACCTGCTTGTGTTATTTCTAATTTAAATCCACCATTCCCATCTTCAATAACATCCATATATGTTGTCCAACTTAACCACACACCATTACAAGTTAATGTTCTTAAATCCATAGTTAATGTACCCATATTATATGTGTAATTATCAACATACATTGTCATAAAATTAGGAGCGAAATCATAAGCGTGTGCTGGTGAACCAGTACTATTTGTTGGGTAGACATTAACTGTGAATATGTCGTTTCCTTCTCCATAATAATCATCATTAAAACTTATTGTACTACTGGATAAAATACTATAAGGGTTTGAGGTATATGAATATGATGTGTCAACGTGTGATGAAGTCACTTCACTACAATTAATTTCAAATCCTGATTCTACTATCTTCCAAGTTTTACCGTCACCAATAAATGTAGTGGAGGTTGTGTTAGTGTTTGTGTTATTTGATACCACGTAATCTGTAGCTAACAATTCTTCTTCAACATTTTGTATTGTAACTGTGTCACCATCAACAATAGTTATTGTATCGTTATTGGTATTAACATTTATTTGTGTGTTTGGATTTGGTGGGATAGGTTGTAATAAGTCGTCTTCTTTTTGGCAAGATGTCATTACTACTAATAGTGTCGCTAAACTTAAAAGATATTTTTTCATAGTATTTAGTGGGTTTTAAAGATTAATTACTTTTTATTTGTAGTACAAAGATAATAAAAAATAATTAAATAGAGAAGGAAATATAACTTTTTTTTTAAGTGTTAATCGTTATCTAATGCATCTAACATATTAGATATATCATCCTCAGCCCCCATTTCGGATTTTTTTCTTTTTTCTAGATTTTTCTTGTAAGTTTCAGTCCGATATTTTTCTGGTACAGCTGTCACATCATCAAATCCTGGGTTTTCAAACATTAAACTTAACAACATATTATTATCTTTATCACTACCGTCTGACCCAAACCAAGTTAATAATGATTTATTACTTAATATATTGTTAACCCATTCTTTATATCCTTCGGTACGATATTTTTTTGGTACAATTGTTTTACCTTCCTCAAAAGCATGCCATCCATTTTTTATTGCTTGAGTCATGAGTTCGTTATCCTTAGCACTACCAGAAGAATTAAAGATAAACTTTATAAAGTCCCATTGTGTTTTTATATTTTCGTCTACTTCAAATTCACCATCAGTGGCTACTTCCTGAAAGAAATTACCAATTTTAATGTCAGTTGTATCATCAAGGTCTATTCCCCATAATTTTTCTATTAACTTTTTAGGGCCTCTAATACCACTTTTTGCCATTTCCTCCATTATTTTAAAATATCCCAACCCCGCAATTACATATGGTGTCGCTGCTTTACCAAATTGTATAAGTTTGCTTTGTTGTTTTGCGGTATACAACCCAGTCTTTGTTAGTGCTTCAACCATTTCTTTACTTAGTTTTGCTTTAACACCATCAATGGTTATTTCAAGAAATCCTTTTTCAACTGCGTTCTCAACCATTTCTTTAGTAATTTTTTTACCTCCGATTTCCACAGCTTCTCCAATAAAGTCTTTAGCCACAATATCCTTGAGGTGTGCCTTTACTTCTTTTTCAAGAAATTCTTGTGCGGTTTCTGTTGTCAAACTTCTTAGTTGGTATTGTTCTAGTAGGGTAAGTCCTTCCCCAGTAATAACTTTTCCCGCTATCTTTTGTGTCCCTCCTTTGGCCCATGATTTAACAAAAGGAAACTTTTTTACCACAGCAGGAACTCCTGGTAAGATAGTAAGGAATCCGACCAACCCAGCCATTTCCTCATCACCCTCACTATAATAAAGTGCAGCATCTGTCAGACCTGCAGCCATAGAGATACCTAAAGCTACACCCCATCCTATTCCAGGTATTAATAATGCCCCAATTTCTATTATGGGTAAAACACAATGCCACCACTTATCACACCAACCTGGTTCACCCGCTTCATAATGGTTTATTTTCCAGTCTACACCTTGTTTGTTACCTACATTATATTTCCAACTTTTAGTATGTCCTGGATAAAAATCCTTAATCCCATTTTTATATTGTTTATAAAATTGGTCGTCACTGCAACTTGAGAAGAAAGTACCAATGCTTGTACCACATTTCTGTGTTCCCGTAGTCCAGTTTTCCCACTTACCGTCAACAATCTTTTTTGCTACGGAGTCTCTTTTCTTTTTCCAACTCTTAGTATATTGTTGTTCGTCAGGCCAACGAGCAGAACCTGGACCTTTCATACTCCTTCCATAATCTTTTAATGATGAAATTGACATACCGTCGTAGTAACCACCTTGCACCGTTTGTTCTATAATAGCCTGCTCTAATATAGTTTCACTTAGTGTTAAATGTAGGGATATTTTAGTTTTCTTGGCCATTTAAATTGTTTGAGCTATTGGTGCGGTATCAAAAACCATGTACTCTCTTCCATTTTCTATCGTCGGTTTTTCTCCTTTATTTCTAAATATCATAACACCATCTCTACCGGATGTATTAAAAATATAATAGTTTACTGTTTTGGTTGGGTATGGATATAGTCCTCTAGACTGTATTTTCCATTTGTTATCATCTAACATTACAGCATCTACCAAAGGTTTAGCCTGATAACCGTGTTCCTCACCACTATTTTTATTTATCATTATTATATCTACCCCTGTTAGTGCATCACTAAACATACCTGGTTCACCAGACCATTCAGCTCCCCAATCATCACCATATAATGTTGTTAAATATTCTACAGCTTCACCTTCATTTTTAGAACCTCTATTCCAAGTGTTGTGATTTAAGTCAGCTAATTTTTTAACCATTGGTGTATCTTTTCCAAATAATATATATCTTTCGTTAGACACCCAATTTAAAAAATCTTTAATTTTAAACTCACATTCTAACCCCTCTTTACTTAACCATAATCCGTATTCATCAATTAAGGCTTCTCTCACATTTCTATGAGCGTTAAAAAAATTTAATATTGACCACCCAAAGGTGCTTCCTTGAGCAACTTCGTAACCAACAACACCACCACTAGACATGTGTTTTTTTGTTGGTCTTTCCCACATATCAGAATACACATCACGTAATGCCTTATTAATAGTTTGTATCATACCTTTTCTCCAACCACTATTTTTCCCCCAGTATTTAAGATTTTTAGCCCAATTAAGTGAACATCGTGTTTGTTCTACCAATATTTTTTTAATTAGACTTTTCATTTAGGTTAAATTCTTAGTTTTTTTGTATTTTAATTGAGCGTCAATAAAGGTGTTTATGTTTGGGTACTTTTTCTTGTCGGCTTTTTTATATTTGTTTTGGTATTCTTTTTTTTCGTTACTGGTTAACTTTTTAATTTCATCTTTCACCTCACTTTTAACGATTGATTTTGATGTTTTATACGAACTTCCTTTTGCTATACCACTAAAAAATTCTTTCATCTGTTTTACCATTACATTACCTGCTTTAGTAAATGCTAAAGGTAATCCAATAAACCCAAATGAAGCTTTATCTACTAGTTTGGCAAATGAAGGTATTAAACTATCAAGAAAAGAATTAATTTTACTAACATTTTTACTTATAATGCCGTACACTTTTTTAATAAGTCCTTGAACTTTACCACCCATATTATTTGCTAACTTAAATAAATTATTTGAGGCTACTTTACCACTTGTTGTCATTAGACTAAATATTTTAGATAATTGTTTTCCCACTAATTTATGTAGTGCTTTAAATGGTGTAGCTATAACTGAACCTACCACCGGTATTACAGCTACAAGGGATAAAGCTCCTAGTACCCATTTTTTTCTAATCATATAAATTAGAGCGTTAATCGCGTCAAGTGCGTCACCTATACCAGGTATAAATCCAGCGTAATCCAATACAGCTTGTACATCATCTATTACGCCCTCAGTAAGTAAAAGTTTGCCATTACCATCGTAAATTTCTAAAAGCTGGTTATTTCTATACCCCAACCCTCTACTATATGACATACCTTCAAAAAGTATTCCTTCTTGGTAATTTAATTCTTCTTGAATTATTTTTAATATTTTATTTTCGTCTGTATTATACACCCAGTTCTTTTTTAGCTTTGTCTGTTGGTGGTAACCCCAACTTCTTAGTTAGTTCAGCAATTTTAGTTTTTAATTCTTCGTTATCTGGGTCTTTTGTAAGTTGGTTTATTAGACCCATTAAGTCTTTGTTTTCCACTTCTTTTTCCTGTTCTTTAATAACCCTACCTACTATTCTTACTAAAGTTTCTTCTGTTAATTTGATTTTTTTCATAATAGTATTTTATTATAAATATTAAGTTAAGTGAATAAAAAAAGGTCCGAAAGGACCTTTTTGTTAAATTGTAGTGTTTGGAATTTTCTTAAGTGTTTCTTCACAATCTTTTTGACAACCATATAGTTTCATTCCTATAGGTACTACGTCGAATGTAGACATATTAGCTAAACTCATTAGAACCTTACCAATCATAGATGTAAATTCTGTTTCAGTGACCTTACCATCCTTAAATATTTTTTCCATTTCACCATAAATGTAATCAGCTTTTTTAGAGTATTTTCCTAATGCTTTTATAATACAAGTTTTACACTTATCATCAATTTCTGGCATTTGTTGTTCTATTATGGAATTTTCTCTATGTAACCTTCTCATTCTTTCTATATCCTCTTCTTCGGATAACCCAATCATCCCCATTAAATCTTCAACATCTAGATTTATTTCTTCAGAACCATCTACAATATTGTCTTCACCTTTAACTTCAGCTTCAAGTGAAGCTGCTTCACATGGTGACATACTATCTTCTTTATGTGATAAAGGTTGTGAATAAGAACCACTTGCTGAAGCTGTTGTTGCTTCATACAATTTTCTTATTTCTTTTTTTTCTTCATCTAATAAGATGAATGAGTTTCTTCTTGAGTATTTCATATTTTTATTCAAAGTCAAAATGACATGGGTCTTTTGGTGCTTTTACATTAGGACCAGTTTCATCAGTTCCAGTTATTATTTGTTGTGCTGTTTTAAAAGCTTTTTTCTGTAATGCAACTCTTTCAAAGTTTTCTGAATAGTCTCTAAATATTCCCTCAGCACCTCTAATATTTTTATCATTAAAATATTTTTTACCTTCTTTTTGTACTAATTTAACAACACCTTTAAAGTCCTTTATAAAATCTTTAACTATACCTTTTATTGGTCCCCTTAAAAACTTAGTGTACATTTCAAGTTTTGCTATATAAGCAGCTAACGATGTTAAACCTTTAAGGCTATCATTTTCGGCTTTTTCCGGCATATATCTCTCATCACAATTTTTACTACTTCTAATAAAGTAAGCTACTGCTGATATTGCACCATAAACACTATATAACTTATTTAAAACTAATTCATTCATAATTTTTATATAGTCTTTATTACCTTCAGAATCTTTTTCTATAGCGTTTACCTCTGCTGCGGTTGGTTCTAATTTATCATAGTAAGCTGGTGGGTTGGCAGTTGCAAGGTCAGTAAGTAGGGTTTGGATTGAGCCTCCTCTTATCTTTTTTTGTCTTTTCTTTTCACCTCTTTCATCGGTGTCTAGTGCGAACTCATCTTTTTCTTCACCACTATCATCAGTTTTTAATGCTTTCTTTAAAGCTTTTTTTCTTTTATAAGCTTTTGTACCTGGTAACCAAGATTGTTCACCCATTTCGGAAGCCTTATTTTCTTTCACGATTTGTTGAATCATTTTTATAAGTTCTGATTCAGTTAATGTTACTTTTTTTGCCATAGTTTTGTGTTTTTATATAAATATCTTTAATTAATAAAAAGTTGTTAGTCATCTAAACTATCTAAGAAATCTTCCAGTGAATCTCCAATATCATTTTCATCATCCACCCAGTCATCACTTTTTTCCAATTTTTCTCTTTCTTCTTTTTTCTTTTTGTACGTTTCGGTTTGATATTTTTCGGGTATGGATTCGAATTCACTAAATGATGGATTTTCAAATACTAAACTTAATAAAAGATTATTGTCTTGTTCACTACCATCCGAACCAAACCATTCTATCAATACTTTATTACTTAATATACTATTAACCCAGTTTTTGTAATCTTTAGTACGATATTTTTTTGGTACTATTGCTTTACCCTCTTCATATGGGTTCCACCCATTTTTTATAGCTTGTACCATTAACTCCCCATCTTTTTTATTTCCAGAAGAATTAAATATAAATTTTATAAAGTCCCACTCTGTTTCTACATCCATAAAAGGTTCTGCGTCAGGGTCTGTTACTTTAAGAAAAAACTTATTTACTTTTTGGGTGGCTTTATCTCTAGGTTCTATCCCCCATAAATTCCTTATTAAGTCTTTTGGCCCTAGAACACCAGTTTCAGCTACCTTACCATATATTTCTTTGTATGTTAGTCCTGCTCCTATGAATACGGTTGTTATTGTAGCAAATTCTTTTAACCAAGCTTTTTGTTTTGCGGTAAATTTTTCTATACTTTCTTTTGTTATTTTTTCCGAGATTTCTTTTTGTACATGTTTTGTTACCGCCTTTTCAATAAATTCTGTACTTTCACCTAAAGCTTTTAACTGGTATCTTTCTAACATATTAAGTGGTTTGTTATTTGAAATCTTTAATGCTATTTTTTTAGCACCATTCTTACCCCACGATTTAACAAATGGGAATTTCTTCACAACTTTACCTACTCCCGGTAGTAATGTTAAGAATCCCACAAGACCAGCAGTTTCTTTATCACCTTCATTCCAATAAATCGCTGCGTCAATCATACCTAGACCAATTGATACTGCCCACCCAACATAAGGAATAAATAATGCTGCGACTTCTGCAACAGGTAAAATACAATGCCAAGGATTATCACACATTCCCTTTTCACCTTGTTCCACCCATTCAATCCACTGGTCCATAGTCCAATCTCGTTTATTTAACATTGTACATGGTGGGGAACCTTCATTTTTATATTTATTATAAAAATCTGTATCAGCTTGTGTCCAATCTTCAAATTCCATTCTCACGATTCTTCTAGCTTGCCTTTTGGCTTTTTCTCTATACTCTTCACACTCGTTCCAGAATTGGTTGAAAGCTTTTTTAACGGCCTCCCTTTGTTTCTTATCAAAATTTGATTGGATTTGGTAGTTTGGGCTATCTGGATTATAATCTCCACTTAGAATTTTATCTTTTACATAACCTTGTTCTTGTACAGCAATAGTTTTTTCTGTTACTAGGTCAATTAATGAAGAATTTAATGATATTTTGGATTTTTTGGTCATTTTTATTTAAATCCACCCAATTTGTATAGTAAATTTTCTAAAGAAGAGTTAACTAAGTCTGTTGCACCGTCTTGTGAATAAGAATATATCGCTGTTAAATCATCTACAACATCTTCTTTAGTGTATATTGCTCCTTCCTCCGAGTCTTTACTGTATATTGCTCCATCATCTGAGTCTTTACTGTAGTTACCCCCGTATTGTTTTTTTAGATTTTTCCAGTCATCGTCATAAAAATACTCTGGATTACCACCTGGTGTATCCATACCAGCGTCCTCTTTTATAACTTTTTGGATTATTTTTGTCAATTCCGCTTCTGTTAAACTAATTTTTTTCATAATAATGTTATTTTATAGATAAATACTTAAGTTATGGTAAAAAAAAAAGGCCTAGTCAGGCCTTTTTAATAAATAAGTTTGTAGTTGGTTATCCTAGTGCATTTTTAGCTAAAGAATGATGAGATTTTTCTAATTTATGTAGGTCTGACCATATTTTATCTAATCTTCTGTCTAAATTACTAATATGAAAGTCTTTGTCACTGACCATTTCCCTATGAATATGACTAATGTCATCTTCTAGGTCACCTCTCAACCTAATAATTTCATCATCTATGTCCATTCTTGCAACTTCCAAGTCATCGACCCTTCTGTTCAACCTTACTACCCCCCAAACCGCACTAATTAAAGATACGACCCCAAGTGTAATTAAAACTGTTAAAAATATTTCCATAATTTTTGATTTTTTATAGTTTATGTCTCTAAGGACGTTATAAATGTAATTAAAACACATAATTAAATAAATATTTTTTTACTTATTTTTTACTTATTGTATATTTCACATATGAAAGCAACATATATATGGGGATTATGGGATGATGATGAAAAACCACCACTAAAACACCAAAAAAATATTGATTTTAATAAAACTTATTTTACTCCGGAAGTTATTGGTTTGGATGTTATTAAAAAGTGGGTTACTAAGTGGGAAAACAAAAAATTACTGTATTTTTGGGAAAAAATTCCTCATCCTGTAATAAAAGGAGACTTGGGGCGGTTACTTCATATCTATTTTACGGGTGGATTTTATTTTGACACTGATTGTCGTATAAATAAACCTTTAAAGTTAAAAAAAGAGGACAAATTAGTTTTATTTACAGAAAAATTACTTCCTAGTGTCGATTTTTTAGGTCCTAGAGAGCAAAAATCACCAGAAAGGGTGTTAAGAATAGCTAATTTTGCTTTTGGGTGTACAGTTACTAAACATAAATTCTTAAAAGAGGTAATAGAGGAGTCTATAAAACGGTTAGGAACTATTATTTCTCAAAATAATGACAAATTATCCGAGGAGGATATACTTTGGTGTTGTGGTCCTGATGTTATAACGTCAGTATATCACGATTCTCATAAAAAATATGGTGACATTTTACTATTAAATTCCACATATATAACCCATTTTGCTTATGGAGGTTGGAGATTATAGTGTATTTGGGGTGAAACTGGATTTTTACCGTATATTTACTATTATTAAGTTATGACAACAACAACTGTACTTATAATATATTCCTTAATTGCTGCTTTAGTAACTTATAAAATTAATAAAAACGAAAAAAATACTTAAAAATGAAAAAATTACGTTATTACTTAGTAAAAGGATTATTTTACACATATAAAATGGATAGACAGGCTTTTGGATTTGTTCTCAATAATAGACGTAATAAGTGAAAAAATTTATAACTTTTAGTTTAATATGGTATAGTCAACAATTTGCTATACCATTTTGGGTTGTAGGTCATATACACTTACACTTAAAAACTTATGATGATTGGGTGGAATTAATGTTATCTACCGTTATGCATTTATCTGTTATTTCTGGTTTTTGGTTAGACTGGAAAAATTATAAAAAAACTAAAGACTAATATTGACTACAAACCTATAATAGTTATGGGAAAAGCTGATAGATTAATAAATAAAATCTCTGAGTGTCAACGAGAATTAAAAAAGATACAAGATACTTGTAATCACAATTCAAAAGAAATTAAATTCGTAAATTATAAAGAAGGTGTTAGATGGGTTTGTAAAGATTGTCGAGCTGTATTAGGTTGGCCTTCTAGGGTTGACCTTGACAAATGGTCTAATAAATAAACTATGTTAGTTGGTCTGGGTACCAATTATCCCACTCATCTGGTTCTATTCCCATTTTCTTTCGTACTTTTCTCTTTGGTCAACCATAACATATTCTACATTATCATGTTCACCACAATGTGGACATCTTAATTTTTCTAAATCACTAGCTTCATTGATTTTCCATTCACCCCTGCATTTCTTATTAGAACATTTGTAAATATATGTATGACGGATAAACACCTTGTGTCCCATTAGTAGTAGTGATTTATATTATTCAACATTTATACTTACTGTCCAACCATTAGTACGTATTTCTATACAAGCCCCCATTTTACAAATACCGACTACTTGACTTTTATTAAGGCAGTCACATTTTAGGTATTTCTCTTCTGCTGTTGTAAAAGCTCCTTTAGATATCAATTTTTTAACTTCATTCTTAAAATAACCTAAAGGTCTATTTCTTTTATTACATAAATGATTTTGTATTTCAACAGCCATTTGGTCTAGAGTATCTTTTGAACTATCCCAATGTAAAATTTTTTCTCCTACTTTGCATCCCATAAGTTTTTGTGTTTATTAATAAATATGTAATGTGGGACAAAACGAGATTAAAAATGAACACTTTTATTATAAAATAAAAAAGGTCCCAAAAGGACCTTTAAATATCAATAATATTTTATGTTTTATTTGTGTATGCCTAGTATGTGGTGAGATATATAATCTCTAACGGTATTTAGGTTTTCAGCTGCTATCGTTATTTTAGATTCAACCCATTCAGGTAAATCCATGTCGTCTTGAATCATGTCTGAAACTTCTTTTGCGTCATTCATTAATTCCATAGAATCATGTTTTGCCATTCTACCTTCACCCTTATCTATTTTTAAACCTTTTTCATTTAGGTATTGTTCTACTTCTTCAACTTCACCTTTTTCAGTCATACTCATACCTACGTTATCTTCATTAATTTGTTGCATTCCATGTAAACCTCTAATCCTATTTTTTTCTTCTTCGTTTAATTTAAATCTATTTTTCATAATTTATTTTTTTTATAAATATCTATCACATTAGATAAATTGAGCTGGGGTAAGGTTAAGTTCTGTTAGTTTTGAATCGGCAATGTCCTCCACTTCTATATCCCCATGGTAATCACTATCCTCAGTTTGTCTATCCACTTCATGTGACCAAGGGTCATTTTTCGCTCTATCTTCCGCATCTTCTTTATTAGACCCATAGATATCACACATAATAGTAGAATATTCAGTAACGGTTTCTGTAACTGCAACATCAACTTCATACATCTTACCAGGAACTAATTCAATATCACCTTCTGAAAACTTTCTATCACTACCCCCATTATGTAGGTAATTCACTACAATAGTATAAAGTAAAAAATGATTAAAGTTTCTAGGTACCAAACCAACAATCTTAAGTCCTTGTTCTATTCTACCAGCTAATACTGCCATTTCTTTTTGATTATCTGGGGAATTATTAAAAGGGTAACTTGTTGGGTGACCATACCTTTCATAGTAATTTAATAAATCTCTACAACCCTGTTTACCACCCACAGTTGTCATGTAAGTAAAAAGTACTCTAAGTTTTTGTTTAAACTTATCAGTCGTTGCATCTAAAGCATCACGACCAGATTGTGTTCTACCCATGTCGTCAGTTTGTTCTCTTAATATTTTTTCAATTAAGTCTTTCATTAATATTATTGTTTTCGAAATCTTGTAATTCTGGTAGTTCTACACCAAACTCTTTCCACTCATTATTGTTATTTAACTGAGTCTCTAACTCCTTATAAAGTTCCTCCTCTGTTTTCTTCTGACCATCTAATCCCTTAGACATCATTATTTCACCAGTTTCAACACTTATAACCTTTACGTCTAATCTACACGTACCATAAAAACAAAATCTACTTCCTTCTACTATATACTTCTTTCCTTGTTCATTAAGAACCCCCATTAACTCTTTCGCTCTAAGTATTTCTTCGTTTAAGATATCCATATGTTATAAATATAAGTGACAGTATAAAACGGGTGGTATAAAAGGGACGGGTCCCGGTTCCGCCGGTCCGACGAAGTCGGGTTCGGGTTCCGCCGGGGTGCAGGTGGCCGCTTTACTCTCCGTCTAAGCGCTCTATAACCCAAAAGATAAACTTAAAGACTAAATAGATTAATAGGGTTATGGAAAGAAACATTGTAATTGCCATAGGTTAAGCGGTCTCACAGTTATAACTAGATTCAATCCATCGATTCCAACCCTCACGACCATACTTTTCGGTCATATCAAACTCCTTCCACATTAGGTAACTAAAGATGGTTTCGTTAACGGTAACAATATAATAGTCAATCCCATCAACATTATCCTCCATCACACCAATAATAGTTTTAGCTCTAGGGACTTCATGTTCCTCACTCCATTCATCAGTATCCCAAATTAATGCATTATAGTAATCTTCGTTGTTAAATATTATATCCATTGTTTTCATAGTAATAAATATAGTAAAAAAAAGCACACTATAAAATTATGAACCGATTAAATTCCCTAATCGGGTCACCTTCGGTGGGTTGGAGGTATTGTCCCCGGAATCCCTTATATCCTACTTCCAGGGGGTATTAATATTATAAAGTGCAAAAAAAAGAATATAATAAACCCTATAGTTTTTCCCACTTACCATTATTCAATAATTTAAAAGTTCCTATATATACTCTATCCCATTGACTAGGTTCAATTAAACTTAAGAATAAATCCTTGTTTTCGTTCTCGTATAAGTGATATGGTTCTCCCAAAATAGGCTGAAAATTATAGGTAGATTTATACACTAAACTTGTCCAGTTATATTCATTAACTAACCTTTTATATTCATCCTTTAATTCATTCAATCTAGACTGGAAATATTTGTCCGCTTTTATGGAGTCTGATTTATCTACGTTTATAGGTTCAAACTTTTGTGAACCCACTGTCGTGGGATACTGTTTTAACTTAGCGTCAAACTCACCTGACTCTTCATCATAAACTATATTATCTGGATATTTCTTTTTCATTTTATCTTTATACTCATACCATGATGGATTAGGTAATTCTGAATAGTGGTCCCACAATTCTTTTTCTACTATTTCTGATTCCTTATCACTCATATATAATTATACTATTTTTATACTGTAAAGAATAGCTCAATTTCTGTAAAATTTTTCCTAAAATTTTTTTAGAGGGTATAGCAGCTAAATTAAAAAATCGCTTATATTTGGGGGAAGGCTCTGACCCCCTTATTGCCGCCGCTCAATACCCATATGTAAGGGGGGATACGGATAGGGGGGGAGCCCCCCAGAAATAGGGGGCTAAAGTGGGGGGTATATATACGGGGGCTATATTGGTATTATATGTATACTTCCCTCCCTCCCCTGTAGGGATATTATATATAGGGGTACGCATTATTTTTATATTATTATTGGTCCATGTTTTTAGAATGATTCTAAATAAGGATTGGGACTGGATAGTGTGGAATCTTTTTATTATATTTATTTGGCCACTACATATTAATTCCTTATCTTTGTAGTATGAAAAGAATTCCTAAAGACATCCGTAAATATTGTAGAGACCAAAGGTTCGTTTACACTTATAGAAATAACTACGAAGAGATTACCATAAACTTCCGTATAACTAACATCGCTGGTGAGTACAATGACAAGAACCCACTTAAGACAAGTAATTGGGAAGACATCAACATAAACATTGTGGTTGATGGTACTGCTAGTAGAATATCAAATGGTTGTATTACTAATACCAGAACTCTTACAGAGTATTTTGATTGGGAGTTAAGATGGAACCCAAGAAGTCCAAGAACAAAAATTCGTCGTATGATTGGTGGTGGTGCATTTAACTCTTACACTTATGGTTACGGAACAAGTCAGGAAGATAAAGGTCAATTTGATTTATTCCTTAAATGTATGAATCTATATAACCACAGAATAAAACTTAAAACAATAAAGTTTGGTAAAGTATAACTATCCGAGGCCTTGAGCCCTTTATAATAAATCCCCTCTACAGTAATTTTGTAGGGGGTTTTCTTTTATCTGGGGTCTTATTTAGAATTAGACTTGATAAGCGTTTTGTTCTTACTAGTATAAGACCCACCCTCCCACAACCTAAAGGTACAACATTTCTTGGACATGGCCAAATTATTAGGGTGACTTTGTGTCATTGTTGATAAGTGGTACATTAAACCCCCATTATGGTACATGGTATTCCCCGGTTATAATCCCGTCTGACAATGTGTCAGGGGTAATTTTGTTAATAACTTTAGGTCGATTTACTTGATTATGTCAGTATGTCAGTCAGGGTTGAGGGAAGGGTCAGAGACTTTGGAGGCTTTTGAAGGGTAAGTTTAGTTAGAATTTAAAGGACAAAAAGTGAAAAACACCGTACAGAACGCCCCTATCCAGGATTTTAGTAGGTGTAATAGAGTGGTAATTAGTGGATAAAAGTGGTAAATACACTACGATAGATAGGGTAGTTAAGGGAACAGGTTAATTTTAAGGTATGTATAGGACATTTAAATCCTTCTCAGTATACCATATATTCGTTTTAAAAGACTATCTTTTTTAAAACATATACAGAGTCGGGGGTACATGACTAAACCCTTCAATGGACACCGTATGGTGTCATTATTTTATGGGTTTATATAGCATATTTTTATATGACATATAGACAGTCAGCGAGTGGTCCATTAAATCTGGGACCATATACCTTAATGACGGTATAAAATACTCTTATAGTATAGTATTTTTATAGCATAACCCCTTGCAGGGGTTAAAGTTATAAATCTTTATATATGAGTTATGGATTAAAGGTAATATAATTAGACATATATTAGGTGTGTATACACTTATTTACTATAGTCTTTTACTTACCTTTTACTATGTCATTAACGTGGTCCCTTATAATGGAAATTTTAGGGGTTATATTATGTGGAAATCTGAATGTTTAAGTGACTGGAACGTAGTGGAGGGAACGATTATCCCTGAACGTGAGTGAGGGGGAATAAACATGAAGGTTTACAGATGATATAACCTTATTATATAGTACTTAATAAATCCTCTAATTCTATAATGTCTTGAGTCCCTTTGTTATATCTTTCAGTATAAACTCTTTTATCTATATATTGTTCATTAAGTTTGATGTTAAGTATGTCTTTGATTTTGTTATACTTGTCTTTTACATCTTTAGTACCCCACGTGATATGTGCCTCAGTTAAATCTAAACAACTCTTTAGGTATTTTATGTTATTGTCGATGATTGTGATAAGGTCTGTGTTCATATTATTTCGTTTTATAGGGTTAGTATTTCTCTTTATTTGTACTATAAAGATACGAAATTTTTGTGACCTGGCCTAATTTTTATTGAATAAGTCTCTGTATATATTACTTATAGTGTTATATTCCACGGCGTATTCATGGAACTCTATGTCATTGTTAACCATAAGTTCTTTTAGTTCTTTATCTACTCTCTTTGACTCTTCTAAGTCTTGGAATCTTCCATCTTTTTGGAAACCGGCATCGTTCCGATGCAATAGTATATTGATATTGTCGTACTTCTTAAATAGGTCTATAACAAAGGTGTCGAAACTATCCCCGTATAGATTCTCTGGATAACCGTCACCGTACCTTCCCTTATATACCAGACCGAAAAGAATCGGGCTATCTATAATGATGTATTCTACCTGTCCGTATAGTCTTGAAATGTTCCTATGTTGATTGGCAGTGATGTATAACTGGTCTCTGATTGCACTATGATTCTTTTCCCATGCGATGACCTTCGGAAACTCTGATGTTAGTTCTACGGACATATTATTACGTTTCATCATGGCATATAGACCGGCGGCTTGGGTTGATTTTCCTATACCTGGTCCTCCGAATAAGTTTATAATTTTTGTTTTCATTAACAACAGGTTGCGGCCCCTTGTGCATTAGGGTCTGGTTTGACACAACAACTTGGTTTACTTGGTTTTGGTGTTTCTATACCACATTTGTCTGGGGCTAGACAATTTGTTTTGGTGGATTTCAATGTATAGATTAGTGGTGATTCTTGTGCTTCTAGTGTGTAGTTACCTATTGTACTTGTTTGGTATTCTATTTCTATCTCTAGGTCGACGGCACCTATAATCTTTTCACCCCTTTCTATTATGTCTAATATTTTTCCTGAAGTGATTCTATGGTCAAAATCGTCTGCTGTCCATACTTGGAATGTTACCCATTGTTGGGTTCTTAGTTCTCCACCACAATCCACGAAATGTTTTATTTTTATACCCATTTCAGTTATGTGGTAATAAGGGGGGATTAGTGTTCCGTTTTCTAATTTAAATAAGACTGTACCTATAGGTGTAGCACTTTTTAAATTATTTTTAAATTCTTGTAATTTCATTTTGTAATAATATCGTTTTTAGTTAACATCCATTGACATTGATGTGTTCTGTGCCCTCTTTCTTTTAATATGTTTTCTACCTCTTCTTTTTTTGTATTTTCTAATACATTATAAACATATGTAATATTTTTATCAAAATCTAATACTATTAATTTCATATCTTACTTTTTTATTCCCATATTGTATCACCGTTACCACCTACCCACATTACATGTTCATCACTATATTGTGGTAATAATATACTATCTACCACTTTTTCTATTTTAATTAGGCTATCTAAATGTTTTTCCAAACTATCTAAATTATTGTTTAGTGTGTCTAACTCTAAATAAAAACTAGGCGGTAGGTAGTTTGATATATGGTTTGCTGGTCTAGGGTCGTTTTTTATCCCTTCACTTACTTTTTTATTGAATTCTGAACATCCTGGAACATAAGTTATTAATAAAATAACTATGGTAGTTAAAGTAATCCCTACCCAACCTATAAATGCTCCGGTAGCTGCATCACCATATTTTCTACTATCTTTCATATTAAAATAATCTTTTAACTTCTTCATCTATTAATGATAATTGATTTTTTAATTGATTTATTTTATTCTGGTTTTGTACACTATATTCTCTACTATTGAGGTCTTTTAAAGTTTCTTCTAAAGGTAGTTTAGGTACGTTATTTATTTCTCTTTCCACAATTTTATATTGTTCTAATAACCAGTTATATCTTTCCCCTTTTTGTGCTTGATTCATAATTTTATTTTTTATTAATAATAATATAATAACTTTTTATGTAAAAGTATACTATTTTTTACTTTTTGGTTTGGTGTGTTTTGTTCTCCAACTACCCAACGCAAATGGTTCATGGAGTACAATAGTATCTTCTGTAATTTTATTGTCTAAAAAATACTTATAGTTGAATAGGGCTACATCTGTATCTACTATTTCAATCATTTTATCACTCATCATTTTTCCACCACATGCCCAATTTATGTCTTGATAAACACTTAATAGTTCTTGGATTACTCTGGAGTTTCTGGTGGTTCCTTGTATTCCACATTCTATTGTTGCTCCTTTATTTATATATCTTCTAACTGCAGCAAAATAAGTTATATTGTTATGTAGTTTGTTTAACACAACATCAAAATCTTTTACTATTTTACAATCAGCATCTAAATAAATCCCACCGTAATCTCTTAATAATAGTAATCTAAATCTATCACTTATATAAGCGTATTTAAATTTTTCTGGGTCCTTAGAATAACTTTTTATGAATTTATCTTCTTTGTACTTTTCCCATAATTCATTACCCCAGAACTTATATATATAACCTAAATTTTCATGTTTATTTTTTATTTCCTTCATGAAATCATAACAAAACTCAGGTATAGGTTTAGGACCTATCCATATTTGGTGTATTAATTTAGGTATTTCTGTCATTTATCCTCTAATTCGATGTCACAAAGTCTAAGTAGGTGAGCTTGGTCCCAAGTGTTGTTGATGTGAAAATTGTAGGTGTATAGATGTGGAGCATCAATTAGAGTGTAACTATTTTTTTTAATGAAATAATTTCTAACTGGTGTATCTTCCCCTCTTTTTAGATGTTGATATTTTGGCATCGATTCTCTTAAGGCTATCATAGTACCTTCTACACCACCCCAATTACGGGATAAGTATTTTTTATTTGTATTTTTATCTATTATTATCACCTTTCTTAAAAAACAACTTTCTTTCTGTGATTCTATTAAAGTATCATACATAAAACTCATCCTTTCTTTATGATGAATATCGTCATCATCCCATTGTAAAATATATTTACCTTTAGCATTTTCTACACTCAGATTCCTTAAGTGTCCTAGTGTTGGGTATTTTCTACCGCTCACTATAATTAATTTTATTTGTTTTTTACCTTTATCTCTTACTCCAACTAAATTTCTAAGTTCTAATAAATTAGGGTTGTGTTTTTCTGTTACAATAACTAACTCTTTATTGATGTACGTTTGATTTAAAAAATTATCTATAGAGTTAGTTACTGTTTCTATGTCATTTTGAGATACACATAAACAAGATATTAGGGGGTATGGTTTTTTATATACTTTTTTAGATTGGAATAGGGTCCAGTAATCATTTACTGTAGTATATCCTTGGTATTTTACTTTTATTACTTTGGTATTCTCCTCTGTTTTAACGTGTGTTATGTCTTTGCCATTTTCGACTATATCTAATAACCTAAACTTTATTCCGTTATGTTCTTGGGCACCTACACTAAAGTCTCTAAATATAGTACGGTTAATTGTGTTATTTAATGCTATAGCTAAACATCTTGGTCCACTAACACTTAAGATATCTATCCTTTTTATGCCTGAATCTGGGTACAAATTATTTAATACATTATAAACAACTAAATCAATTGCTTTTTTTAATATTGGGTTATTTTCTTCAGTTGCAATAAAAGAATTGTATATTAGTCCTTGATTCCCTATTGACCTATCTTTAACCAACACTAATTTATCATCTTTATTTATAAAGTTATCTATTGGGGTCATACATATATTATCCACGTCACTATACACCCCACCGTTTATATATAAAAAACAATACCTAAATAGGTCTGCTTTAAAAGCTCCTGGTATTAAACAGTCAAAAGCTTTTATAACATCACTATTAAAGTTTTCTTTTATGAATTCCCTACATTTTATATCATCAAAAAATATATGTTTGTAGTCTTTATTTAAGGCCCTCCAAGATTCTACAGCACTAGCGATTTGAGTTGGTAGATTAGTGGTGTTATATGTTTGTACTATAATTTTTGGTATCATATATTTTTATACTAATTCTTCTATTATCCCTATAATCTCTGATATTATTAATAGGACTGCTGCAGAAGCTATGTCTATTGGTAAAAATATATACCCCACTATTCTAATTCCTGATTTTAAAAAGCTAATTTGTTGATGTTTCTTTGCATCTGGATATTTCATAGATTTTATTTTTTTAATTTTTTTATACGTCTCTTTCATTTTCATAAATATGTTTTACAACTGGGAATCTAAGTGAGTGACACCCGTCTTGATTTAATGTTTCTTCAAAATACTGTACCGTGATTGTTTTTCCTACCAAACTATCTGGATGAAAATCAGGTACATTATACATTCTTCTTTCTTCTTGGTCAAATCCTGACCCAACACCAACATCACAACCCTTATGTTCAATAATAACATTACTTAACATTTCTTCTTCAACCTCTAAACCGTCCACAATGATTCTATGTACTGCCACTTCTATACTTTTTACCACATACTCTTCATCAAAGAATTTTTTAACTTTTAATAAATCGTTAGTTCTTTTACCTTTGTACTCACAATCTTTACGTAACATTAAACCTTCCCAATTATTTTTAGTTGCTAATTCTGCTAGTTCTTGGAAGTGTTCTTCTGACTTTACTTTCCATTGTTCTAATATATCAACACATTTTGACTGTTTTGCTTTAAAATTATAAACCATAGTAAAACAAGTCAATCTATCGCTTAGATTTCTTTCACTTTTTTGGTTATCGAACTCTTCTAACATTAAGTAATCAAATACTTTATATTTAGGATTTTTAATAGTGTGGTCTTTTCTTTTAATCTCTTTCATAATCCCTTGAAAGTCTTCTACACCTTTATCATCAACTATACACACCTCACCATCAAAAACCATATTACACAAATCTAAACTCTCTATTTCTTTCTTAAGTACATCCAAAGTATCGAATGTTTTACCTTGTCTAGAGTAAAAACTACATTTACCATTTTCATCCACAAATGCTAAACATCTTACTCCATCTAACTTTTGGGAGGCGAACCATGTCTGTCTATTAAAGTCAACTTTCTTCTTTTGTTTATCATAAGAATTGGCTAATACCACTTTAAAGGTTGGTACACATCCTGGTATTGCTTTGTTGATTAGGTCCGCTCCCGTTCTTGTCTTTAAGTTTTTATCTAAAATACAGAATACTAAGTCTTTTTGCCATTCTTCCATACCATCAATATATCCTTTTACGTATTGGATTGCATCATGTCCTGTGATTGTACGTTTAGTTAACGCGTCCAACAAATAAAACAAATCATTATACCCACCTCTAGCATCTAATTTTTTATTCTTCTTCACTGTCGCACTTGTTAAATGAAATTGTTTGAAGGGTGAATATGTATATTCTAAAACCTGATTAATCATATAGTCATCCTTGTATTCTTTAATAATGTCAATCTTATCATTGGTTGAGTTAGTGGCTTTTAGTTTGTCCACAAATTCTTGTATTCTTTTTAAATCTTTACTCTCGTTCATAATTTATTTTTTATTTTCTAACACTAGCTCATCGTAATTTCTTTCGTGATTTTTTGCTAGTTGTTGCCAAGTTAACAATGACTCTAGTAACTCTCTTTTACTGTGTCGTTTTAAAGTTTCTTCTATTTCTTTTTCTGTGTAGTTGTTTAAAACACTCACATTAATACTAAATGTTTTTTTCATAATATATTTTTTATTTTTGTTTCTATTTCTTTTTTTGTTGTAGAGGATTGTACTATTGAAATACATTTTGCTACATCGTCTGTTGATACCCAACCTATGACCGCATCATCCGTAACCAATGATATAAAATCCCCATCTTTATCAAATACTGCTATTTCTGCGTTCCTAGATTCCCAAAATGGTTTTTTCATTTCATCATCAAAGTCAGCTCCCAGGTTCTTTTTTTCACAGTAGTTCATAGTTCCCCATTGAACTGAAATCTTGAATCCGTTTTTAAACTTCATTTGAAATCCTTTATTTTGTGTTGTTGTAAATTTACTCATAACTTTTATTTTTGTACCCCGACGGAGAATCGAACTCCGGTTACCAGGATGAAAACCTGGCGTCCTAACCACTAGACGACCGGGGCTAACTACTCTTTATCTTTTTTAGTTGTTAATATTTGTATTGTATAAGTTTCATCATATACGATACCCACTACTTTTTGGTCCGTGGTAGACTCTACCTTTTCTATAGTTTCTTTTAGGTCACTTCTAAAAGGATAATTCTTTTCTGGTTTCCCTTGGAAACTATCTAACCAAAATACTTTTTCTTCACCAGATTCTCCCATTGTTTTTATATTTTATTTATATCTTTTAAGCACTACAAAGATAATAAAATTATTTTAATTATACAACGATATTTATATATTATGAAGGCATTAATTAAAAAAATATTAAATGAGTTTAAAATAGATGAATTATCTAGACACGACTACAAAGATGGTGAAATAGTTATGGAGTATGTTGAGGGTTATGACTACCCTAAATATGTTTTATACTATGATTCACCACAACAAATAACTATTGATGGCCCTAAAGAAGATGAATATGAAATTATAGCTGAGTTAGATAGTAGGTTCTTTGATGCTGGTATGGTAAACACCATTATAGATTATTTAAAATCCAGAGAATGAAAGGATTAATTAAACAAGTATTAAGTGAAGAACTACTAAAAGAAGAAAAGGTGGTTAATTTTAATTCTCCAACAAATAATTTTGTTGTTATAGCTGGAGGACCTGGTGCTGGTAAAAGTTTTATCACTAGAAACTTAATTAATTTAGATAATGTAAAAGAATTTAATGTAGACCAAGTTAGGGTTATGACAGCAAAAAAACTTTGGGGTGATGACTGGGAGGAAAATATCTCTACTGCTGATGGGTATCAAAAAATACTTAATATGACTTACACCACATCTGACCCTAGAAATCTAACAGTTAAATTTCTTAAACAATTCTTAGAACAAGAACGTGACCAACCTGTTAATGTAGTTTATGATGCGGGTGGAGGACAAGAACAAGTAATGAAAGATGTACATAAATTAGCAAAAAATAATGGATTTAACACCACCCTAGTTTATGTTAGAACTCCTTTGGAATTGGCTCAGATAAGAAATCAGGAAAGGCCTAGAAGTCTACCACCAGAAATGGTAGCACAATACCATCAAAAAGTTAAGGATAATATGAGAAATATGATACCTGTTTTTGATAATGTATGGACAGTAGACAACAAAGAACTTATAGATTTATCAGATAGACCATCTGAAAATATAGAAAAGTTAAAATAACTAAGTATTTATATTAAAATAATATTATGAAAAACGTACTAACTATATCAGAAGAAGAAAAAAACAGAATTAGAGGGTTACATTTAACAGAATCTAAAAATAACAGAATTACCTCCGTATTGAGTGAAGAGGGTATACAGGATATGTTGGACGATGATAATTTAAAATTGTGCTTTATCGTACATTTTGAGAGTGGTGAAGTAGATAAGATTGAGCTTCCTAGGTCTGGAAATGTAGCTGATGATGCTAATTTTTATGGTAGAGTGATGCGATTGTTGATGCAGGGGATGAGAGGTGATAGACCATTTATTGATATAGAAGCTGGTACATCTGGTACTGGAAGTCATGACCGTAATAGGGAAGTTATGGAAGAAAGAGTGAATCAAGCGATTGAGTTTCTAATTGATGAGGTGTCCAATTTTGTAGGACCTAATAAATTAAAGTACAGTGTTCCCGCAATAATAGATAAAGCTAATATAGATAGAAAGTATAGTAGAATTGAACCTGGTTCTATAATACCATTAACTGGAGAAGAAGTTCCTACTGACCCTAATGATGATTATTTTAAAGATGCACAATATGTACAAATTTGTATTAATCCAGTTACAGAAACACCAAACTACAATAGTTTGGCAGATTTATTTATTAAAGCAACTAAAGATGACAGTTTGGGAACGGATGAAGACGGTGTTTATAGCATTTTACAGAAAATGAGAGATAAGGAAGACTTTGAAGCGTTTCAAGAGGAGTTAAGAGTGGGAATGTATGAAATGGATTTTTATGAAGTAGTTTGTGATGGTGGGGTATGGCCATTTGGTAAGGTTAAAGAACTTCCTAGGGGAGACCATCACGGTATCGATTCAGAATTAAGGAGATTAGGGGTGAAACCTATTCCTTGTTAAACGGTTTTAATTATTTCTAATTCTACTTCGGGATAATCTTTCATAGCTTCGGTCACTGACTTAATGTGTTTATCTTTATCTTCCCAAAACTTTACAGACTTACAA